ACATCCTCATTCATTTCACGGGGGGACAACAGTTAGTAAAGGTGAAAAGATTGTTATAGTACTTAGAAGTTATAAGAACAATATTCTAACTTACCTATTACAAATACCATGGGCACTAATACGTTTACTTTATGTTGTAGTGTTCTTTAATAAGGGTATAAGGAAGAATCCTAAAAGCGGGGGATAAACCAATATCAATATAGATGAAAAAAAAATAACATAATGAATAGGGAGAAAATAGTCAATATTTTAAAAAGGGTACCCAAAAGACAGGGTAAACGAAATGATGGTATTCCATATAATAGATATGGTTTAATAAAAAAATTATTAATGGAGGAAACCAACCTCACATTAACATCAAACACTTCAATTAGGTACTTGGATCGGTTGTTTTTAAGTGAGGGGTTGGAACATGATATTCTAATAAAAGGATTTTTAAATTATAGGTGGAACTTACAAAGTTGCGTAAGAGTTTTAAAGAGGGGGTTTCTTAAGAAAGAGTGTGAGAAAAACTCTGATTTGGTAAGGGATATACTTGATGATAAGTACAAAAGCATAGATTCTATTAATGAGGAGTTATCTTCTTTATATAAAAATCACTCACATTATTCCATTTACTTTATTGGGTTTGAGGATGTTCGTACCAATAATTTTATTGATTATTATAAGTTTGGTCAAACCACGAACATTGAAAAAAGGTTGTCGAGTTATGATACAAATAATCCCCATAAACCTGTGGTATTAAGAATGTGGGGGGTCACAAAGAATAATTGTTTCCGAATAGAGAGATCGATAAAATCGTGGGCGGACTCTAAAGGTTTAAGACATAAAAATGAATTCATTTATTACAGTGGTGATCATCAATACTTAAGTGATTCTATTAATAAAATTATTCACAACAAACACAATGAAGCGGCGTAGTGAGATATAATCAATAGATGGACATATGAGAAAAGGTAAGATGTCATCAATAAGGTTAACTTCCAATAGTACGTATGGTATGTACAATAATGATGGTACGTTAAAGGTTGAGGGGAAGAAAGAACTAAAGAAGTATCTGAAGATTAAAGAACAGGAACAAAAGTCTATAGATGATTCCAATAGACCCAAAAGGATCAGGAGGAAGATAGACGGAGTATGGACCGAAATCTCAAAAGCGGGGGATAAACCAATATCAATATAGATAATACTATAGATGAAATAGATATAGTTATAGTATATGTTATTCTTAAAACTCATAGGTACTCTAATACTATTCTATATCATAATGAATAGATTCTTCAAATGGTTAGATAAGTAGAAATACTCAAATACCATACGTACAAATTAAAAAGTATTATACGTACATACATATAGAATATAGATAAAGAACTATAGTATATGTATAAGAATATAATCCCAACTCTCATAGTAATAATCTCTCTATTAGGTAATAGTCTATATAGTCAAATAGATTGTAGTCCCTATCATAAGATAAAGAACTACACTATAGAAGAAGGAGTAAAATATAAATTCTCTATAGGGTTATGTCATCATTACAATAGTGGTTCTATAGACATAGGTTATAAGAATCATTATGTAAGTCTTATCTCTATGACAAGAAAAATATATAGTAGTATGGTCCCCTTGAATGATGAATTCTATATAGGGTATACGTATGATTATACTATAGGGAAAAAAGGAAATCATCACGTAGGTTCCACACTCTCATATCAGATCCATAATCATGAACCAGTAGTCAGATTCTATATAGATAAAAGAATCTATAAAGGGTTCTTCTTACATGGATCTTCTATACAGGTTTCTAATAGAATAAATCATTTGATAGGTGGTCTAAAAGTAGTGATATAGTCATACAAATTTATCACTTATCAGTCATACAATTCTACCCCCGAATAATCATTTCCAGACCCCCTAAGAACGTCATACATACATAGTACCCATTCGTGTCCATAAGTCATACAATAGTGTCTTAGAATGTACCTATTAGAGTATCTTTTTGTCGTAGTAAATTAATTAGGTCTACGACACCCGCAATCGATGGTTTTTTACCCTGACATATATATAAACCCTAATTCTACCACTTTTTACCACTTTACTACACCACGTAGGGTATTGTGTCCTGTGTGAATGAAAGACACTTTTTCTAAAAATTTATAAAAATGATACTGTTATATGATGTCATACTTAGGATTTTGTATAATGAAACGGGTATTATACGGGGTTCAGATCACCCACAGTGTCATACATATAATCATTATAATTTTATACATGATTGTGTTCTATAAATTGTATAATGAAAATGAAGTAATACACTCATCTATCCCCACCAATATATAAGAATATAAAGTGTATGACATTATACCCTACGGGTGTCATACATGTTGTGCCAATTAAAATCTTGTCTAGTGTTCCACGGTGAAGGTTCTACAAACCGTGCCAATTAGAATCGGGATGGGCCCCTTCAGGATCTCTATGGGTTTTTTTGGTCGAGTCCGATAATAGGACCACCATTTATCTGTGGACGAATCTTATATGATTTAAGTTTCTTTCCAAGATCGAAACCAATCTTAGATTCGTTGTCCTCAGAACTAAGGTCCAACTCTATTTGTGCAATAGATGTCATACGTGGAAGTAAGTTAAGTTCTATATTAATATCTTTTACGGTGTAACCTCTAAGGTACGCTTTCACTATAGTATGATCTCTCTTAAGTCTTGTCATACATTCATCTTTCGGGGGGAGATTATCAATACCATATATAGAACGTTTCAGTAATACAATATCGTTTTGTGAATCTCTAATGTCTACAACAAGTTCTCTACCTTGTGATCTCATGATATTCTTTTTCGTGCCAATTAGAATTACGGACCCTCCTCCTTCGAGTCTGTCTTTGATGGTAATCTGTCCAATGAAGATTACACCATCTTCTACTTTAAATTCTTGTTTGATTTGTTCAACTGTATAAGTAAGAATTTGGGATACTGTATCTTGTAGTTGTTTAGTGTTTGGAACAATATCATTATACTCTATATCTATATACACAGTAAACATATCATCAGATGAACCTTTAACTATTTGAATCTTCCCCGCAAAGTCCTCATCGTTTAGTTGTACCGTTTTTCCCTCAAATAAATCAAGTAGTTTCATATTCTTATAAATATATGCCAATTAGAATCTGAGATGGATCTTCTTCTTGAGTCAGACTAACTAACATTTGCTAGTTTACCGTGCCAATTAAAATCGTCCCTGATCCGTCGGGAATCTTGATGGAATAAAAAAAGGAGCCCATTTATAATGAACTCCTTAATTCCAGCGTTTGTCGTAATCGATTACTTAAACTATGATAGATGCTTATGCAACTGCCTTTTGTTTCAGTAACTGATTTCGGAACTTGACCGCCTTCGCTTTGTTAGTGAAGTACTCGTCATACTGTGTTCCTTTGATCGACACTCTTACTCTGTACTTGTTACCATTGCCATTAGTGACTTGGTACATGTTGTTACCGAGATTAGTGTAGCTGTAAGTAGATGTGGTTGTTCTTCCCATAATTTCTAATTACTAATTTTTGAACATTTATACAACCTATTTGACCAGGTTATACTAAAGTATACGTAATTAAAGCAAGAAAGTCAACCCCCCCGCTTGGGAGTTCATTATATTTCAACATGTCAAAGAACTAAATAGTGTGTGTGTGTGCCGATTAGAATTGATCCTGTCTTCAGGATCCTGATCCTTATAGGATTCCTATACGATGCATCACGTAAAGTAGAATCATAAGACCCGCTCCGTACGTAACTGTGTAAAATTGAAACCTCTGCATATTTTCCCACTTCTCTTTAGTTCTTCCTTGTCTGTACATGTTATCCTCTTCTACAGTAGATAACATTTTTTCTTTTAAATTTTCTCTCATATGTGAAACGTTTTAATATTAATAACTAGTCTATTTTGTGTCTGACTCTGTCAGCCCACGAGGAGATGTAGTTATTTTCCTCCTCAAGGGATTTATCAAATTCTTCTTGAGTCATCCCCATGCTCTTTAACTCTTCAGGTGTTAGTACTATCTTTTCCATAATTTAACTTATCTAGTCTTTGCTGTAGTTTTTGAATAAACATTTTAATCTCGGGTGTCTGTTCTACCTTTTGTTTATATAGTCTCATTGTTTCTAAGATCATTCTATGGTCTTCACTTCTACTCATCTCCTGTGCCGATTAAATTGTGCATCACCATCCTGATCCTTGTTGTTTAAATCAAGCTGTCTACCAAAGAAGTACATTAACTTCTTTTCTGCAGTTTTCATAGATTCTTCATCTCTTACTTCTGCAGCCTCTTCCCATTTACCCATCCAATAGGATATCTTGGGAAGGAATCCGTGTGGGTATTTCCCATCATAAGTTTTACCATTCTTCTCCATACAAATTGTTTTTTATGTCTTTTTCTAATTGAACTTCCTTTATCTCTACTAGATCCACGTTTAGAAATTCTTCTACTTGAACCTTTTTAACATATAAGGTTTTATCCTCAATGTAAATGTCACCTTCGAACCCGTCCAAATCACTATAGGGTATATCGTTACACACCCAATGTGGTTTGACTTTCGGATTATAAGAAATCTTAACACATTCCTGCCGATTAAAATCCGACAGGTCCTGAGATCCTGATGGAAATGATATCCACGAACACACTGTTTTGTTGGAACCTCCATGAATTTGATTGGCAACATTCTTTCTATTATTTAATTTACCATTCGTTATAGTATAAACGAATTCACTCGGACTATAGTACTCAAGTATACCATCTACTTTATTTCTTAATTGCCACTTCATGAAGTTTACTCCTTTACCTAAGTGGAATCTTAACCTGTTATCTCTTTTAAATTTCATATTCAACCTCCATTTCTTCTATTAATAAATTCTCGTTTGTTTTACAGTCGGGACACACCTGTTGAAATGTGCCAAGTACTTTATGTGGAAGGAGTTCTTCAGTGGTCCCATCCCACATACAGTAGTTACATTCTACATTAATCATAATACCCCTCCTCTAAAAGTTCTTCTTCTCTTTCTTCTTCACTCTGAAGAAAAGTTACCTTAATCCCGTGAACCATATCGTCCATCTTACAGATTTCTAACTTGTACATACCATCACCATAACCTGTTGATGATACAACTCCCGATTCATAGGTACCCCACTGTTCCTCCCTTAAGGTACGATCACACATTTTGACGTACCACTTTTCACCTTTTTCTTTAGTTGGTCTGAAGGGGTGATCACCAAACGGATCTCCCTTATCAGTTAACCATGGTAATTTCTTTGATAGTTTATCATTACGGTAGGATGTCATACAGCAGATACTCATCTGTCCACTGTCAACAGCGACATTACCCAAATCCTCCCATACAGGAGTTTGAATATTTTCGTGAAGTACACTGAGTGATGCGATTCTATCACCCCAATCACCCTCATCGGATTTTACCACCTCTGTGTCATACACACCAGGTCGCATATTATTAATTTGAGTGTTGAACCACCCATCTACATCGTCATAACATGGGTCGGATACTATAACTTTTCCACCCAAACGGATTTGATTTTTTTTCATTGTAACACCTTTAAAATTATAACTCGAATATACTAGTTATTTTTGGAATATACTAACTTATGTCATACATTCCGTGCCGATTAGAATTCGCTCCCGTAGGGACCGTGATCAGGATTCTTTCGGATATATTTATATTTCTACTGATGATCATCTACCAATAATTTATAATTAACTTCTAACAGTTGGTCAAGAATGTATGACACTGTCTCTACATCTATTCCCTTTACTTCGAAATCGATATCATCACCTATTGAATCTCTACCCGTAAGTAGTCCTTCTTCAGTGATTCCCGTACAAACCCATGTTTCAGGGTCAGTTAGACCCGTAACATCAACACTTATTTGGAACATCCTATCGAACTCGATTGGGTTTCCCTTAAGTTCATCCTTTATATAACGGACGACTTTGGTTCGTACTTTGTGTTTATAATCTTCTAATAATTGAACGTATGACATATACTAATTTTAATTAAACAAACGTGAAGTCACTATTTCTTAGTGAGTTTCACATAAAGGTTTTTGTTCTCGGCAATTACCGAGTCCATGGCCACCGAGATTCTCTCATGTGCCTTTTTCATAAACGTTAGATCTTTCGATAACATATCAATATCATCACCATCAATATCTGTTTTACCAACGATGACTCTGATATCTTTAGTACTTCCACCACGTCTAAAAAATGGGGAACGTGCATAAATGTACTCGTCCCTAATCACCGAGAGCTTGATCTCAGTAACATTTTCTTTGGCACGGAGTTGAAGAATGATTTCCTCAAGTAGTGCCACAGTATCGAATTGTGTCTTCCACTTAGTTACTACTGATTTGTAGTAATTCGTAAAGTCAGTAAGTTCCCCACTCATTTTATCGGGTGATTGATTTAAGAACAATTCGAATTGTGAAAGTTCCTTATCGGTACCAACAACTTGAGTGAAAACTCCATTTACATGTTTTATCTGTTTCGCCATATTATATTTAAATTTAAAGTTATACTTAATCTCTCTTGCCAATTAGAATCGGAACAGGTCCCTGATCCTCCTTGGTCTTTCTTTATTTTTTTTCTTTCGCTAATATAATCATTATATCATTTAGTTATTAGTAAATAACTTAGAGTGCTTATCCATTATTGGCTGACACTATCTCAGAATAGTCAGTGGTATTGCTTGACTCATTGCTCTAAGTTAATTTCTATATAATTAAAAAGGTAGGTCATCTACTTCTTCCACAGTATCCAACGAAGGTGTCCCATCACTTTGAATTTTGCCAGGTTCATCCATTTCAGGTTTTACCTTACTGAAATTTTCTTTTAATTCCTTCATAACCTCATCTACCAATTCTTCTTTCTCAGAATCATTAAGGAATTCATACCAGTTCTCCATTTCTTCAAGAACTTCCTTTCTTGATGGTATTTTCTCAACATCAAAGTTCTCTACGAAACTTTCTCTACCATAACCTTCCCATTCTCTATCATACCATTCGGCATATCCCTCGAATGCATAAATTCCTCCTTGGTATGAATAATCCTCCTCCTCCATTATTTGTCCATTGGAAATTTTACATTTACCACAGAAATCACCGCCAGGTTCTTCGTAATACATCTCAACACTTAGAGAGTAAAGTTCAGAACATTGTCTCCAAAATTCCATTGGTGGACTCCAAGCTGTATCATCACTCCAACTCCCCTCATCATCATCAGTAAATTCAAATCCTTTTGAATCTACATCCCACTTTGTTCCATAACGAGCGATGTTGTGGTTATACCACCCACCATCATTAAACTTCTCATCTGTAATAGATTCATCTCTACCGATAAGTTTTTCAAACATATTTATTTTGTCATCACCATTTTCAATGATTGACTTCATTTTACGGATGTCTTTTGAATCACCTGTAAAGTTTACCGAATTGTAACACCAGTTTGGCATAATTTATAGTTTTAAGTTATTACGATTATATTTTAATATGTAAAGATATAACATTTTTATCTTTTTACCACCAGGAACTATAATAAACATCATATCCCTTTCTAATGGCTATTAGTGCCTCTTCAACAAATCCAAGGTCTTCTTCTTTATATTCTTCAGATGAATCATCCCCAAAAAAGAAACCACAGGTATCAGGAAGTTTACCCGTTTTAATATCCTCCTCAAGAGTTTCTAAATCCTCCCAAGTTAATTGGACATTTACACAATTAAACTCAGATGACTCACCACCCTTTTCATAGTAAAGGTCACTCATCCATCCTTGGAGATGCGGGTGTTTCCTCCAATAGTGGAGTTCTTTCTTATCTGTCAGAACTTCGTGTTCTTGTGTTTCTTCGTTGTATTTCTCTGTTTGGAAATCAACAGGTTTTTTAATGAACCCCTTTTTTACTCTATATGCGAATTGGTCTAATCCCATTGTTTTATTTTTTATTGATTACTATATAACAAAGATAACCATTATATTGTAAACACCAAACTATAATGGTTATATTTTTATGCCAATTACATTAAGGGAGGACTCAGGATCCTGATCTGATCACCTTGGGATTTACTATTTTATTCGGCATACTGTCGTACATGTGCCAATTAGATTTGAACAGGTGATCGGCATGCATAATAAATTGAGCATAAAAAAAACCCCACTAACTAAAGTGAGGTCTTTATTTGTTAATGAAGTTTTATTAGGTGTGCATATCGACATAAACAACATACTTCTTATTCGTAGGGTCATCATTTTCTAATTGAGATATATGCATTTGAGTAACACCACATTCTCCTAATTCCCATTCATAGAAGTAGTCTTGTAATACATCAAACTCTCGACCTCGTTTATCTAAACCAATTTTTACTGTTTCGATTTGAAACATATCTTCACAATATTTCTTGGCACTATACCAATCGAAAGGACTTTTATGTTTACCCTCACTACATTTGATAAAGTTATCTTTATGGTAGTCCTCGACTTTCATCCACCCAACAACTTGCCGATTAATATCCTCAACAGTGGTCCCTTCATGTGGACACCACCTCGAATTACCCCATTCTTTATTTTTGTCATACGTGGAATACACTTCGTTATCCTCACTAATACAACCACCAATAGTTCTCCAATTATTTTCAGTTCCCCATCCTGATATTTCCGTTTCAACAGCATCGCAAGCCTCTTGTGGGGAAGAGGCGTTTACGACACAAAAATGTAGGTTATGCATAATCTTTAGTTTTAGAGTATTCAATTCCTTCTTCTCCAAACAATTCAACTTTTAAAGCTTGTCGTTGTTCGTCGTAGTCCGAATGATTTTGTGATTTCCATTCTTCATAAAAATTCTCTTTCCACCAACTATCCTCACACAATACCCGTATTACATCATAAGATATGTCTTTGTAATTTTCTTCGGCATATCCGTAAAGGTTTTGTTTGTGATTTCTCTTTGGTACGAACTTACCCTCATCTGCATAATCCCCACTAACTACGATATTATCTCCTGCCCAAGAACCCACAAGTGGATTATCACTTCTCAAATCTCCACCCCCACGATTATTTCCATCGGCGAGTAGAATAGCAAGTCCTTGCATTATTGATTGTCTGTCTGATGAAAACTCCATCAACTTTGCACCACTACCAAATGCGTGTGGTGTCATTACTTCTCCTTTTGTGGTATTAACCACTTTATAATACTGTCCCATAATTAAAATGTTATTTTAGTTGATACTTCATTAACAACAGAGTACGACGACTTATTAATAGTCTCCTTTATTCTGTTAGAAAATTCCTCTCTTGTTTCTTCTTCGTGAACTTTGTCGATAGGTAGACTAATACCTAAATTAGATATTGCAAATGGTGTTCCACTCGAAGAGTGTCCCCCAAATAACGAATACCTAATTGAACCTTCACTTAACCTACAAACTAATGTTTTAGGATTTCCGTAGACATCTTTAAGATGTAAATGTGATAACTTCATGATTATTATTTTTAAATGATTACTAATACCCAAATATAATACTTTTTTCTTTATACACCAAAACAATCTATCTTTTTTCTCTGCCGAATAGATTAATGGCAGTTAAGATCCCCATGTAGAAACTAAAGGATGTTCTTTTACTTTCCAATCATTACCATTAATTGTTATGGTAAATTTGTATTGTTCACTATGACCACCGATATAACTATAATCAAACCAAACATTAATTTTATTATCCCCACAAGTTACCCCTAAGTTAGTTTGAACTTCATCATTGATGAAAGGTTTCATACTATCTATATCCCAAACGAAATCAGTAATCTCATCAATCATTTCTTCTTCTTCACTTGATACCTTTACACCATTCCACCAAAAGAGTTCTAAATCTTCAATCTCTTCATTCATAACCATACAATTGAATTCAACTCTTTTCATATTAGTGGACATACTTTTATTCAATCCACCTGACTTTGACTTATTATTTTTCATACATCTAATATAACACTATTTTCTTTATACCACAACTAGTTATCTGCCAACTATAATTCGTAACAGCGAAGAGTAAGAGCAACTGATCCAGCGCACTGAGCTCGCAGATATTAATTGGCACGTGCCAAATAGAATTCACAGTGCATGATGACTATAGTCATCATTTTAGAGCATAAAAAAAGGGAATACTTTCGTACTCCCAAATTCATATCAGATATTAGTTTGAGTTTACACCCGAATGAATATCTTTTTGTCAGTTCTACGTTTGAAGTTATAGATGTCTTCAATCATACGAGAATAACTTGCCTTATCTCCACATAACTTAAAGTAGTGTGGTACTATCTCGGCTTTCTTCATAAATTCACTCATTACAAATGACCCCTCTTTATTTTTAAAGTTTGACTTGGAATCTTCAACAGTTGAATACTTGTTAAGAACACTTAACATAGTTCTTACAAAAACTGTTCTGTAATAAATCTTAGGAGCGAACGGTTCGAGGGATAAAATGAAGTCGGCATACATTCTTGCCTTATCCATAGACCCCGCTTTAAATCTTCCCTCACTAAAGACTTCTTTCTTCATACCACTAGCAAGACCTCCCTTTAAGAATATACAACTATCAGTCAAACTAAATATTGGATACTCTTTTCTGAACTCCATAAGTTTAACATAGTTTTTATTCCCTTTACTTACGTAATGTGAAAGGTAGTCATTCTTAGACCAATTTTTCATAGTCTTATTAATTGACATCATTTCATCTTCTCCGTACTTGTTCGCAGTTATAAAGTATAGACCTTTCCCTGCGATCTTAGCCGCCTCGAATCTATGTTGTCCGTCGATAATCTGTTTTTTACGATTAACAATAATAGGAACTTTTAATAATCCCTCGTCTTCCATAGATTTTGCAATCTCCTTAATTCGAGCTTTAGACTTAACTCGATTGTGGTCCATTGGTTTGAACATTTCTAGGTTTGTGGTGTAATACACCGTGTCATTTTGATATCTCATAAATCATTATCTTTTTTAGGTGAAACATTAACTAATATCATAGACAAATATAACACTAATAATGTAATACACCAAATAAATTCGTATTACATTAGTTAAATGTGTGCCAATTAAATTTGACCAGTCCTGAACCCAGTTCCAGTCCAGCTTAGAAAGAGAAAACCCCCATCATTTCTGATGAGGGTATTTCATAGTAATCACTGTAAACATTTATTGTCATGAAGATTTACAGACTACAAATGTACTGTGTAATTTTTTCATATCCTAATTATAGGGTAACATTAACTGACGCGGTAAAGTTGTGGCTTTGCATTATTTCGCGGGATACCACCGAATGAATGGTACTTGCGACTTTTTTATATTCATCTATTGACCAAGACGTACTTGGTGTTTTTAAATGAATCTGACCATCTTTAACCGTAAACCGAACTCTTATACTTTTCTTACTCACTTTGCTTAATAACTGACTGAACATATTCTAATTTATTTATGGTGTCTACATGTTGTGAACCACGAAAACGGTTTTGTTGGTGTATCACATTGACGTGTACACCTCCACTTGGTGTGAACCCTTCCTTGATTAACGTGTTTACTTTGGTTTGTAAACCTTCGGGTGATGATGAATATACTACTTTATATTCCATTTTAAATGTTTTATTAATGATTACTTCTTCAAATATATAAAAAATAATTGATTATATCAAGTCTTTCTGTAAAAAAATTTGTGATCTGGACCGTCCCAGGTCAATTTTATTTGGCAACAGTGCCAATTAGAATGTGAGATGGAGACTGAACCGTCGGGTGTGGACTAATAAAACCGAAAGAAAATGTGCCGATTACATTACTTGATACCAATTCACCTTCAGAAAAAAATCAAAAAAAGTTTGGAACATCAGAAAAAAGTTCGTGAATTGGATACCCATTCTAAAATCTAATTGGCAGACAATCGACTCTATACCTGGAGAAGAAGGATTCGTTTCGACGTGCACATCTATACATTTTAGTTGGCGGGATCATGCCAATTAGATTTAAGCCAGGCAGCTGTCATAAAAGTTGACCACCTATTTCTATAAAACAAGAAAACCCCCACAAAAAGTGGGGGTCTCACAGACTAACCAAAACAATGTGTCACTTAAGACACTCACACAACAAACTAAATTTCTACCATATTACTAAAGTCTCTATGGATATCAATTGGAACTTCATAGGTCTTACCATTCTTTGGATGTTTCCAAACTTCGGTTTCCCCACAATATTTTTCTTCTAAAAATTCTAAACCTAATGGGTTACTTTCTTCATACATCTTACGTATTACATTTTCAAAGTTTACCATCTTTTGTTTTATTTTCTTACCTGCAAAGTCTTTATACTTAAATTCAACTTTGTATTTCTTCTCGAACTCTTGTACACAAGATGCATTATAGTTACTTGAATATACTTGAGTGAATACTTCCACCATTTCGTTAGTCCATTCCATAATTAATCAGTTACATATATTACATCCGATGTCTTTTCATCTTGGTAGTACATCGACCCACCATCATTTCCTTCATCATCTGATTGAGGAATTAAAATTGTTCCATCAGTAAATTCTATTACTACGGGTCTCTTATACCACATAAGGTTTTCCATATCCTTATCTCCCAACCACTTTACTGATTTAATCGTTTTACCTTTTAGGTACTTGTTGAATTGTTTTAAATGTTTGTCCATTACAATATTTTTAAATGATTACTTATTCAAAGATATAAAACTTTTTCTATTATACAAGTTAATATTCATCTTTTTTCCTGCCGTTTAAAATCGAGGATACCTTCTTGAGTTTCTCTTTGAATTCTTCTACCATACATTCTTCATCAACAACTACCTTATCCTCATCATCATAGAAGTAGTACACTGGAATACTTATAAAATTCTTATCACTGGTTGACCTACTGGTCAAATAATTATCTTCGTTGTTTATCATAATTCTTTTATTGCTTGCCCATTAAAATATCCACATGTCACGGGGATCTTTCGTGGGTTGGATATGAAGTATGTAATACACCACCAAAACTTTTCTAATTGTGTATTACATTCAAAGGGCTTTACTCCCTCTGCAGTTGATAACGTAATATGTGGGAATTTATTAGACGAATCTCCACCTTTAACTAATAGACAATCTACTTTCTCATCAGTATATCTTCCGATAACTTCAAGCTTAAGTTTCTTACCAATCTTTAAATCGTCTATGTCTTTGGGACGGAAGTCGATCGTTTGGTGATGGTAAAAGTGATTGGCATGTTTCGGTGGGAAGAGTTTTTTCAAACTCTCAACCTCATCTACAAAATATCCACTATAAATTACATTCATTGTATTACATTTTATCTAAGGAGTGTAACAACACTTCCAAATTCAAATTCAAACTCACTAACTAAATGTTCGTAGTCTCCTGATGTCATACGTTTAATCATCTTATCGATGTTACTTGGTGACATTCCGATTTCTCTACCTAAACGTTTTGCGGTGCCCATTAAAAAGTAGGCATTCCCGTCAGGTCCTGTTAAATCGATTTCAATTCCCCTTGTGGGCATTTCTGATTTTAACTTTATCATTATTTTTTATTTAAGTCGGTTAATTTAATCCATCCTTCCTTGATTCCTTTCCTGCATTGTTCAGTTCCCATTCCTAAGAATTCACCTCTATATTTAGAAGTAGTCCTTGAATAGTTCCAATAGTGCTCATCGAATACATACTTAGGTCTTCGTTCATTACCATTACCATATCTATCAAAAGACCTATAACAAATCTTCGTTCCATAAGATACGAACGTTTCCCCGTGGGGGTCCGACATAATACATTGATTGGCAGAAGGGTTACCACCTCGTGTGGTCATTGGTTTTACATTTACAAATTGAGATAATCTCATAATTACTTTTTTTATTGATTACTAATATTCAAATATAACACTTTTTTCTTTATATACCAAATAAAAGTGTGCCGATCAAAATCCTTGATGGGCCCTGATTCCTATCCTATGATAACATCTCGACATTTAATTCTTTTACGAGTTCCCTAACTTGTTCTTGGGTTAATTGAATATGTGCATGTGGTAATCCGTATTTGTCTACGTCGGGTTGAATATTAATTTGCACCATAACACCATTCTCTCCACCACTAAAGCGAGTTAATTTAATTTCTGATTCGTTGTAACCAAAATCCGTTTCCTTACGACCTTTGATTGTTTTTAGTTCTGTTGACATAATTTATATTTTGTATAAAGATATGAAACTTTTTCTATTATACCAAATTTAAGTTATCTATGTTTGCCAATTACATTACTTGATACCCATTCCCGCGGAGGGTTCTTTACCAGGTGCAGCTGCAGTTTTTTAACTGGTGAAGTTGCATGGTCCTAGCAATGATTTTAATTGGCAAAAGATTTACTCTGATAATCAACAAGTTACGTTCCCTAATAGTATGGCATGTTGTGCTAGGTGATCACAGCGCTGGTCCAGTATGGATTATAATTGGCACAAGATCGTACAGAAGACTGGCGAACATGTCTTCAAGAAACTTATCGGCATAAAAAAACCCCCACCATTTCTGATAGGGGTTAATTTTCGTTTCACATAAATAGACCGATTAAACCTTTGGTTTAACCTATGAACAAATATATAACACTATTATATAATAAACAAACTCTTTATAGTGTTATTTTATGTGCCGATTAATATCTGACCTGAGACACGGGTGATGAAACGAACGAGAAGTTCGTATAATAAAAAAACCCACTCTGTGAGAAGTGAGTTTTATTTGGTCTACTTATGTTCGATATTATCAACTTGCAATTAACGAATATCTATTCATACTTTCTAATTCGACATCATATCCAAAACCAATTCGGTTTGTAATACGTTGTCCAAGTCCTCGAGTACATTGAATTTCTTCTAATGGTGTACCAAGATGTTTTTTAACGAATTTATTTAAATTGTTTACGTTGAAGTGATGTTTACATCTACTATTATCAACGATAGTAAGGGTGTACCCCCTACGAGTTTTTGTTAGGTAACCTTTCATGACATTTTATTTTAGTGATTAACATACCACCAATGTAATACATTCTTTTTATATAACCAAATTAATGTGATACTTTTTTATTAACAAAGTTATTAGAGTCTAATTTATCTTCCCCTGCAGGTCCTAGATATTCTATTCGGCAGATCCTGCCAATTAGTTTGAAGTTATTTTTATTTAAGTTTATTTTATTTTTTATTTTTCGAGTATAAAAAAACCCCTCTCTTTCGAGGGGGGTAATTAACAAGTAACAGAAAAGTTTGAAAACTATTACTCTATTTCATACTTAACACCTTTGTAAGTTATACTTTTTATGTTGTCAAGTTTGATAGTCATAACATTGACATCACGACTTTGGTAAGTCGGTAAGTAGGTTTCAAAATCATCTTTAAAAATTTCGTTCCCATTAAATTCGTAGTCATTAGAAGTATGGACATTTTCAAACCCCTCAATCATTAGGTATTTGTTATCGTTGTTTCTATGTTTAACTACACAATCTGAAATGTGTTCAAACCAATTTTCTTTTACCTCAAAAGTAGGGTTGGTTTTTTGTTTCCTTTTTTCATAATCGGGTAACAAACGAACATTCTTTTTTGATGTTTTAAAAACCTTATCAAAATAAGGGTTGTTTTTTTTGTTCATCTTTACTTTGGTTAAAGTAACCAAGTTAATGAAATCTCCTTTTTCAAAAGAAGTTGTCAATCTCTCAAGTTCATTTTGATTGATTGTTGATACTGATTTTTTCATAATTTGTTTTGTTTTATGTGATTAACTATACTCAAATATAACACTTTTTATCTGTTACAACAAAATATAATGAAGTTTTTTTTATATTTCTCTGCCGACTAATTTGTCAAGAGACCCACTGTCCGTCGTCTACTTGAAGTAGATGAGATGTACGGGTAACATTTCATTGGGCAGTGCCGATTACATTAGGGAAGGATGCATGGTGAAGGTTTCATTGGGCAGTGCCAATTAGATTAAGACAGGGACGGTGAACCTTCAGTCGTATTAGGGAATAAAAAAACCCCCACAATTTCTGCGGGGGAATCAAAACAAATTAACTAAACTAACTACTAAACATTCCAAACAATACTAACGATTGTTCTTATCACAAAGTAAGAGAACGACAAACCAATTATCCACCAACATAAGTTGTCAAATTTATCACTCTCTAACCAAGTGGTTATTTTTTCTAATTTCTCTTCCATGATAATCTATACTTTTGAATTTGAAATTTAACGTATGAATACAAACAATATACTAAGGTTGAATAGAACATTACCAAACAAGTTGCCCAAAAACCAAACAACAATAACATTCCAATTCCATTTTCATTCGTTTCTAAAACGAATATGTCTACTAACGATTTAATACTTTCTAACATAACTTTTTTTTTAAGTGTTTATAAATGATTACATAACAAATATAATAATAATACTTGTATACCCAAAACAAATCAATATAAAGTTTGAACATAATCTGCCGAATACATTAGGGAAGGATGCATGGTGTGCCTCGGTCACACAGCAACTTCTTCTTCTGATCGCACAGTGAGTCTGCTGTTGTATTCTATTTGGCACTTGCCAATTACATTAAGGGAGGATGCATGGTGATTCGTGATCAAGAAGAATATGGTATGAGTTATATGGTGGAGTCGAAGTTACCATCTCAGGATCTGCTATTGTAATTGGCACCCCTCCCCACTATATAGGGGTATAGGGGGACCCCCCTGCAGGTACCCCCTCCCGTATCCCCCCTTAATATAGGGTATTTTCGTACTCTGTACAGGGGGGTCAATGCCCTGAGTGAAATTTTTGGCAATTTTTTAGGGAAAATCGACTTTTTTTTTTCTCGGGGGGTAAAAAACCTCTATAGGGTAAAAGGGGTCATTTATGAAAATAAAAATTTTGCCAATTTTTCGGGGAATTTGACTATCAACAATAAATTATGTATGTTATCTAATGTAAAAAAGAATGATATGGTAAAATGGATGAGTAAAGAAGAGGAAGAATTAAATGAGATAATTTGTACATCAACAAGAGAAGGATTCTTATCGTTTTTAGAAGATACTACTCAAAGATATGTGGATTCTATAGATACATTAGACGAACTTAGTGTTGTTGCCTTGTTATTGGCGGTAAGAATGGGTCAGTATGAGGAAGATGAAGATTATGAGATTTGTTCAATTGTAAAGGAGAAGATGGATATGATAGATAAACACGGGATGAAACTATTAAAACAAAAGGAAGATGAAAAAAATTAAGTGGGACGTATTGTTTACGTGGATAGTTATATTCGGAATTACTTATTTCATATGGAGTTCTTTATTCTCAATAATGTTCGGGCTTGTAAATTTCCCAACTATAAACATTCCTTTAAGTTAAGAGAATATCTCTTTTAGATCTGAAATAAATTCAAACTCCAATCCCATAAGGTTCAATAGGTAGTTTAATAGTATCAGTATTATTACTCCTATGATTAATTGTACTATTATGGTTTGTCTATTTAACCATTTTATCCATAGGGTGTTTTGTGTCCATACTACATATCGTTTCCACCATTTGGTTTTCTCCATCTTCTCAATTGACTTTTCCTGTAAGTAAGATGATGGGTTTAATATATTACCTATGGTTTCCATTACATACTTGAAATGTTTTGTGAATACTATAGGGATGTAGATAAATGGGATCATCATTATTATTAGTCCTAAGAAGAATAACCCTATTGTATCTTGGTATTCTATTAGTATTAGGTTACCCACCGCAAAGGGTACCACTGTCCATAATGTATGTTTTATCCATTTTTTCATATTAATCCATTCCCTTTTAATTTAACCCACTTCCAAGTTACTCCCCATTTCTTATACTCCCTTAATTTCCTATCACAATATTTGTACATAAGTTCAGAGGTATGACTCCAAGGTTGTGGTAATACCTTCGTGAAATGTCTATTCACTTGGGATGTTGTACTATAAATAAAGTCAGGATGTGTTTTATCATCTTGTGAGAATCCTGAATCCCATGTAGTTCCTTCAGTATCTAACATATGAGCTTGTTGAGATATGTAAGAGAAGTATGGGGAATATACATAAGGGAAGACCCCTCTCATTCTTGGTCCTAAGGTATCTAAGTATAAATCAACTGGCATGTTGATCTTATAGTCCTCCCTAATCTTCCATAGAACTGAACGGTCCAAGATGTATGCGTGTGCACCAATACCATCAAATGGATTGGGTTTTTGTAATGAATCTGTATATTTCTCTCCCTGTATCTGTTGTGTCGTTCTTCCAACCCACATAATATCAGAATAATATTTCTCTGAGTCGTCTATAAACTTCTTATAGTCTCCACTGAATATATGTTCACATAACTCAGGAGATGGTCTTGCATCATCCTCTAAGAATAATACTTTCCTACCTTCAACATTCTCCCATGCAAATTCCCATGCTTTCCTATGGGCAAGTGCAATACCTATCATATTCTCTGTAAGTCCAAAGTGTTCATAGTCGTGCCATTCCCCATTTAAGGTTCCATCACTTAAAAGTTCCTCAACATCAAAGTCCTTTGGAAATACCGAATCTGAGAATACATAATCAAACCCCTCAAAGGAACTCCATGCCTTTATGAAGTCCTCTTTTCTCTTTTTGTTGTTTGGGTCAGTAATAACCACCGCTGATGATGCACCAAAGTTTCTTAAATGTACCTTGTGATACTTTACTTTACTTTTTTTCTTCGACATCTAACATATCCTGTGTGAATTCATCAACCATGTTCTCCACTTCTTTCTTACCCCCCTTAGTTCTCATATCTACACTCTTACCTCTTCTCGATGCAAGTTCTACAAGTATAATGAGTAAAAAAACCTCGGGTATTATAATCTCCCATTCCATTCCTGTTTTCTTCATCGAAATGGTGATCACCACATAAGAGAAGAAACGGATCTTTTTAATAAAATTGATTAAACGTTTCATATACTTAAATTATACAGATAAATACTTATAAAATAAAGTCGTTATGTATAAACATGTTTGTTCTTTTGGTACCATTTGTCACACCGCAAGGTTTATGCAACGTATCCACCTAAAAAAGGAGTCCTATCCCTTTGATTGGACATTTTCTGATGAAACTATTATAAGTGACTGTCTTGAGGATCGTTTTGAAAAGTTTTTGGACAAATCATACTATACTGATGTTAAAAACGACTTCCATGAGTTTAATTGTGGACATACTCACTATCACGAAGATTTCTTCTTCCATAAAGATCCACGTAGAGATGATCACTATCAGTACTATAAAAGATGTGTTGATCGTTTTAATACTATGTGTGAATCACATAATAGAAAGTTATTCGTTGTTTTGTTTTCCCCCGAAATTACAAAACACCCCTTAAGTCTCTCTAAGATAGTTGAGAGTGGTTCAGATAAACAAACTATTATTGAGGACATGAAACGTAGGGGACGTATCATTAATAACTCCTTATCTAACTATACAACTAACTATAAGTTATGTGTTGTTATGAACTTTGGTGATAATGAAGTTCAGACTTATGATCTTCAGGTTGATGGTTGTGTAGACTTTCTTACTCTTAATACCATTTCCCCCTCGCAAGGTGTAACATTTTCAGGAGGTTGGAGTACGAACCAACATCCAGACAATTATTATATGTCAGGTTTATTTACAGAACTATACAGACTAACTCTCTAACCTCTTCTGACCCTTCGGGGTACCGTCGGATGACCACTTCGTGGGATTGAAATATTTATTTGTGTGAGATTAGTATGGACATATAGTAGAGATTTTAAAAGAGGTAGTCTTAATAATAAATCTGAAGAAGAGTACATACAATGGTTATTTAAGAAATCCATCACATCCTCCCCCGACATTTATGAAAAGATAATCTATACTGATAAGGAGAACGTAGGACTGTTTAAGGATATAGTAGACAAAATTATAATACGAGAGAAGAAAGACTTCATTTTTCTTGCCGATCTAAAGTTTGATGTTTCAGAGTTACTACAAGGTGAGTTCTTGATATTGGATGGTGATTTAGTTATAAATAAACCCCTTATTATCCCCCCGTGTGATTTTGCATTTGAATACCAAGGTAAAATAAAACCAAAAGTAAAAGAATTACATAACATACTTCTTAGTGAGGGAGTGTCAGATAAAGTTCCTGTATGGGGAACTAACAATGATTACTACTATAACTTAGGTTTAATGTACTTTAATAATGATTTGTTAAAGGAAAAACTTTTGTATGAGTATAGATCCACTCAAAACTACTTTATCGAACATATAGAACCTAAGTACGGGTTTAATAAAAGAAATATACAGTTTTCCGCGTGTGGGTCACAAATCTTAGTAAAACAATTTGAACTAAACAACGAGTGTAATATAGAAGAACTCAAACATGACAATGTAGATAGTTTTACACACTACGGACACCTAAAGAAATTCGATTTAATGAATGAGTTTAGACCTAATAAATTAATTTAAGTAACGTTATTCTATTTTCCTGATATTTATATAGAAAACCACATTAAAATGAAGAAAATTAAACTAACAGAATCACAATATAATAAACTTATGTTGAATGAAGGTTCATACGATCAGATCGTAGGACTTATGGGTTCTAAACTTAAATCAGGTGCAAAAACTTTAAGTAGTACCGACCTATCAAGTATTGCTGATAGTATATATGATGCAATCAAAGGTGTGGGTACTGATGAAGACGCAATTAAAGCGGGGTTTTCAAAATGTGTCAACCTACATGATGTACAAGCATTAGCAAGAACTTTTCAAAAAAATACAGGAGAATCAATAGTCAGTTGGTTAGATGGTGACATTGATAGTGAAAATGATTGGAACGTTTATGTCTTAAGACCTATTAGAAACGCATACAACACGTCCAAACAACAAGGACACTTTGAAGCGGTGAAGGTAAGTAAGGTTGAAGAATCAATCATTGCAAAATTTCCTTGTCTAAAAGATACACCTGGTTATAAATTTTATAAGGAAGATGCTGGTAGAGGTATTCTTTACTTTACTGCAGATGGTGGAAACTATTATGGTATTAAACCTGATGGAACATTATACCTGTATAGTAGAGACGAAAACAAGTATGTTGCCTTCCCTGAAAAAACTAAATGTGTCGGTGCACAATATACCTCAATAGATGAATTAAACTTACATAATATTGCAGAGTACGGAGATACTCATGAATATGGTAGTGAAATCGAAGAAGCGGGACTTAACTTAAACCCAGGTGGTGTTACACCTGAGAAGAAGGAAGATCCTGTTAAAAAAGATGATGAAGTTAAAAAAGATGATGAGGTTAAAACAGACGCAAGTGCTGGTCAAGAAAAACAACCTGTACAATCAACAACAAGATTAATGACAGGGACTGATGTTTCTGAAATCCAAAAAATGTTACACGACGCAGGTCTTGGTGACGTTGTTGGGTCTATTGATGGTAAGTTAGGTAAGAATACTTTAGCAGGAATTAAAGAATTTTTGTTAGGTGCTAATAGAAAGAAGATTGAAGCAATTGCAAAACTTGAACCTAAAGGAATAGAAAAGATTAAGACTAATGTTACCTCCCCTGAATTAAGAGTGGCGGAATATGGTTCAACACTAAACGAAAGTCAGAAAAGATTTAAAAGATTAATTCGATAATGAAAATAGTTCTTACTGAAACACAATTAAACTCTCTTGTTGAGACTGATTATGAAGCATACGTCAAAACAGTATTTAAAGACGAAGAGAAATTAAAAGACGAAGTAGATACACACATTTCAGAAGACTCTGAAAAATGTAAGTGTGAATGTAACGAGGATGGGGAAGATTGTAAGTGTCCACCTGAGTGTGAAGAATGTGACTGTAATGAAAAAGAGTTAGGAGAATGGAATCCGAACGAATCTGTACCAACACAACCTGGTGGTTTAATGCAGGGAGCAATGTTTCCTAAATGGATACAAGAAAATAAAAACAACTTTAAAAGATTAATTAAATAATTATGGCAGACCAAGCATCATCAAGACAAACAACTAATGATATTAGAAGTAACCTAACCTATATCAACTCACTAATAGATGCTGAAGCGGCTAAAGGTGGAGAATGTATTGTGGTATCACCACAATATATAACAGACCCAATGATTAATACACTAGTAAATGCTAAAGGTTACAATGTAACTACAAAATCAGATTCATTGGGATCCTATAAAGAATATAAAATATCGTGGTAATGAAAAATATTAAACTAACAGAAGAACAATATAACAGACTATTTGAAAAGAAACAAATAGAAGAACAATCGTCGCAACAAGTTACATGGCCACAAATGGATGATGATGAAAAAAGGGAATACCTACAAAACTTTACATCTGATTCTGAAAAAATAGAACAAATGTTACGTAGTCCTGAAGATCCTACGAAGGAGTTTGAAGGTATGAGTGACGATGGTAGTGTCGGTGACATTTCCGTTGAAAGATCAACACAAGAGATACTCGATGATATAGAGGGGGATGCCGATGAAATTCGACGTTCCATAGAAATTATAAAATCGAGAATGTAGGTAGGTGGTTAAGAGGGACGTTTGTCCCTCTTTTTTTTGCCCCCTTGACTTCCAAGATAAAATTCCTTACTTTTAGTATAGAATGAAACAACAATACAAAATCAAAATAACTCCATTATCAGAAGAAAAGTTCTGTTCAGTTAAACCTCATGTAATTGAAATAGAAACAGATAATTTAGAGTGGAGTATGGACCAATACCAAAGGAATAGAAATCCACTCAAGTGGGAATTAGTAAAGTAGTTGTTTGTGTTTATCTAATACTTTGTATCCATAATCAATTCTTGTCTCAATCAAAGGAGCGGAAAAACCAACAATCTCCTTTATCTCTAAAACCAATTCATTATCCTCACCAATTAATTTGGGGTTATCAAAGTAAACATACCTGTTTTTTTCAAAACCATTTAACATCTTATAATACGTAGACTCAAAGGTATTGAGTTCGTCAAGTAATTTTTCTAAATGTAGTAGATAAGGTGATACTTTCTTTTCGACGATAAAAGAGTAATCGACCGATTGTAAATAACCAAGTACCATATAAGACTTATGTTCAAAATCAATCGGATCATTAATATACCAACCTATAGGTAGAGTTGTAATCATACCTATAAATAGTTTTTAAATTAATCTTTTTTCTTTGAATTCATTTAATATTAAACCTGCAAAATCTCTGTGACCCTTTGGGGACCAATGACTATCTTGGGATAGACCTTTAGTGTAATTTTTGAATCCTTGATATTGTGACCACTTTGTGTGATCCCAAACAACACATGTAACTCCTCTCATATTAAGTTCTTGTTTAAGTGAGTAACCTAACATCATATAGTACGTGTCTAATGAAGGTCCCACATCTCTAAAATCAACGAGAAATGAATTCCATGTATTTTCTTTGTTCTTATCTTCACACTCTATCGGTCCACTTGAAATTATTGGGTCTCCTCTTTTCCCCCCGTTCCATATTCCTAAGTCATCAGCAGTACTTTTTTTCATGTAGTTTCTTGCGGGATAAGATAAACCAATACTAACATAATCTCCCTCCTCAATCTTACTTAGTTTTTCAATAACCTTAAATAAGATATGTGGTGAAGAGTTACCACCCACACCATAATCTTGTCTTAATAGGTTTAATTCTTTTGATACAATTTTTTGCCAAACGATCATTTTATCACCTCGATCTTCTAAGATATCATCCCACTGATTTTGTGTCATATCCAAAGGTCGTCCGAATTTATCTGAAAAACTATCACCAAAGACCCACAGTTTACTTTTCATCAGTTTACTGCCCTACCTTTCATCAGTTCCCAATCTCTAAGTGCCCTCACGTCATCGTTTGTTGATTCTGTAGCACATAACACATTATTGGTTGTGTGTAACTTGAAAGATAAATCAATCATTGCCGCCAAGTCTTTTGGGAAACAGTGACCACCAAAACCAAAGTCACCATCAGGTCCTGGTACCGACCAATGTGAATCACCAAGTCTTGGATCTAATGTTGCATATTCCACAACCTTATCATAGTCAATTTCAAGTTTATTACACAGTTGATATATTTCATTTGCAAAACTAACTTTTACAGATAGAAACGTGTTAGTTAGGTACTTTACCATTTCAGCGTGTGTCGAGTCAGTTTTAATAATCTTAGCATTAGGAAATACTTTTGCAAATATTTGTTTAAGATTTGTTGTGTGAGGTCTTGGACCTCCTAATATAATCCTATCTTGATTGTTATAATCCTCTACTGCATTTCTTTCTGTAAGAAATTCGGGATTAAAAATTATATTAAGGAACTCATAACTTGAATTTAATCTTTCTGTTGTACCACATACAACAGTAGATTTTAAAATAATTGTTTTCTTTTCGTTGTTATTTGAACAAATTAAATCAACGGCATCAAGTGTACTTTCAATGATGGAAGTATCACAACTTCTATCACTATTCATCGGTGTGGGTAGACACACGAATATATAAAGTGAACTCGTAACAACCTCTTCTAATGTTGAGTTACTTAAATGTTCTTTTTTATCATACGTATTAACCTTAAAATATTTACTAAATTTTTGAGTCACTGCGTTTCCTACAAATCCTTGTCCTATTACTCCAATCATAATAATTCTGTTCTTAAATACTCCATTAGGTTTATGGTCGGGTCGAAATCAAACCTATCTCTTAGTTTGGTACAATCCAATCCATACCTTCTGTCGTGTCCCATCCTGTCTTGTATAAATTCAAATTTAACAGGGTAGTTTATTATACCTCCGATATTACGGAGGATTTCTTTATTTGTATAACGGTCACCAGTACCGATATTCCATATTCCAATATCCGATAACATCAAATCAAAAATGATATTAACATTATCCTCAACCCAAATCCATTCTCTTATTTGACTACCATCACCATATACGGGGACAACTTGATTATTACTAATACAATCCATGACCTTTGGTAAGAACTTTTCTTTGTGTTGAAACTTACCATAATTGTTACACGATCTTGTTATCACATAAGGAAGTTCAAATGTTCTACCCGCTGAGATAACAATTTGATCTGCAGAAGATTTGGATGCGGAATAGTAAGATGATGGTTTACAAACATCACCTTCTAATGACATTTTTTTATGGGATCCCGTATCGTTTAAATCACCATAAACTTCATCTGTAGATATTTGTACAAACTTGTAAAAGGTTTTCATTTTACGTGCTAATTCAACTAAATTGTATGTACCATTTATGTTTGTTTGTATAAATGGGTTACCGTCATCAATAGAATTATCAACGTGTGATTCGGCAGCGAAGTTTACGATGTACTGTACATCACCTATATCTTCTTTAGTTAAATCACAAATATCTTTTTCAATAAACTCAACGTTAGGTGGTATTCTTTCTAAATTAGAGGCGTATGTTAGTTTATCCACCACAATTATCTCAAAACCTTTATGTCCCGAATTATGTTTATTCAATAGATGTACAAAGGATGATCCTATAAACCCTGCACCACCTGTGATTAAAACTTTCATTGTGTAAAATACCTATATGTATTTATGAACAAGAATGTTCCATAAAATAGAAGCGCTGTTATTAAGAACACATCTATAGTTTCAATTTTATTCAAAAAATTCTTCATATCTCCTTGTGTTTAAGGAAAAGTCTTTAGTCTGATGTAGACTTGACTTTTTTATATCTGTATTCCTTGTGGTTGCGTAGTCATAAATTGACTTTCTTTTAGTACCAACATTTATCACACCTTTAAAATCCTTGTTTTTACAGATATTAATAATCATCGGACTAATAACATCAACATAATCTTTGGATGTGTACAGATTATCGTACGCATTTTCGTAGGGAAATTTACCATTTCCAAAACTTGTTCGTACTATTACGTGGTTAGGTACGAATTTGACAGATGATTCACCCCCTAATTTTGACCAAGCATATAAATTATATGGGTTAATTGGATCAACTTCAGAATAATTACCTGACATACCATCATAAACATAGTCAGTTGAAATGTATATTAACCTTTTATTGGTTTTAATACAAAATCTTGACAAGTTTGCAGTCCCAACAATATTTGTCTGTATAAATTGGTCTTTTTCTGACAAAGTTTCACTAACGTCTATCATGGCAGCAGTGTGTATTATGGTATTAAAGGGTAATAACTCCTCAAAATGGTGTTTCGAACCTATTGTACACATTTCTCTACTGAAATTTGTCATAATAAGTCCGTTAGAATCCTTTTTTAGTTGTTTCCCTAATAGACCATTACCGCCAGTGACAGCAATTCTATCGATATCATTAACGGGATATGTATTTTGTACCTCCACCCTATAATCTAAGAAAAATATTCCTAAAAGTCCACCCCCACCAAACTAATAAAACCACATATTTATAGATATGGATAAAAAGACACTATTAGAAGATATTAAAAGAATACACACACTAACTTATGGTGGTCAGAAGACAAATATGATTGTTGAGGGGTTATTTGATAGTGATGATACGAAAGCGGACGAAGTTTCTGACGATGTTAGTGAATTCATAGATAGTTTAAAACAGACTTCTATTAGTGGTTTATCTCAAGAGGAAAAGGGTAGTATGGAATACAAGAAAAGTGTAGAATCCATGCAAATTTCATTAGTTTTATTGGGTTATGAGTTACCTGTACACGGTATAGATGGTTTATTTGGTCCTGAAACTGCAAGTGCAGTGAAACAATTCATGAGTGATAACCAAATGGAGATTGGTAGTGAGGAAATGTTAATGGTTACTCCTGAAGTAATGAGTTTATTAACTAAAAAAGTACAAGAAAAGGGTGTTAGTAGTGAAGATCTTAAAAAACACATAAATAAACCGTTAAAACACGATGGTTCTTTAGGTGAAAAAACTGATGGTATAACAATTGCCACTTATTTAATGAAGAAAAACTATTCCAAAGCACAATCGGCAGGAATTGCAGGTAATTTGTATGTGGAGTCGGGTTATAGGACTGGTGTTATAGGCGATAATGGTACTTCCTATGGGTTAGCACAATGGCACAAGACAAGATGGGAACGTTTGAATAAGTTCTGTGAATCTGAAGGATTAGATCCATCAGAAGCAGAAGCCCAACTAATATATTTAGATTGGGAACTACGTACACGTGAGAAAAGGGCATATAAAGAGTTAATGAAAACCGATACACCCTATGATTCAGCATATGCGTTTGCAAAGTACTTCGAAAGACCACGCAAAATAAACCCCAAAAGAATGTCTAAGGCTGAGGAGATATATAAACGTTTAGGATAGTATGAAAGTATCAATAACCGAAAGTCAACTTAAATTAATAGTAGAGGACAGTAAAAAGTCCAAAAAAGACAAAAAAACACCCAAAAAAGACCAAAACAAGGGTGATTTTGACCGTTTGGCCTATTATTTAGAGTATTATAGTAATCTCACACCATCAGGATTTGATATCTGTAAAAAAGGTGATGATATCATCATTTCCATCCCTGAACGTAACTAAACTTGTTTTTTTCGTTTTTTTCATGTAACATTGTATTAACAATTACTTAACATTGGATATTTATTAAGTAACGAATCACAATAAACAGACTTAAAAAAACAAGTAACATGAAAAATTTATTTTTAGTAATGTCTATACTTCTGTCGACCACAATTTACGGTCAAGAGTTCAACACAGATGTAAAGAAGTCTACAAAAGAGTTTGAACTTATGTATGATGATTACTATAAAGTTACCATGAGTGAAATTGATGGTACGATAACACAAGAAGGTTTTTACTCTGTCGGTGAGGACGGTAAATTAGACAGAGAAGGTAAGTGGGTGTTATATAGTGATGGAGAAATCCTTAGTGTTGGTCAATTTAGTAACGATCAACTTGTTTGGATTAAAAGTGGTGGTGAGAAATTCACAAGACAACAAATCATAGATGAAAGAAAAAGATTAAGGTCAACGTCAGTTGCACTTAACACAATTAAGTAATAACTTAAACACATCACAAAAAAAGGGGACTATATGTCCCCTTTCTTATTTCCTTAATCTAACGATTATTTTTTCCTTTAGGTTTCCTACCTTTTCTTTTCGTCCCTTTGACGGCTCCAACCACATCACTTGTTTGATCAACAAGATCTTTAGCTGCGTTCTTAACGTCACCAAGTTCTTCTTTGACTCTCTTAGCTCTACGTTTTACTTCTTTTGTTGTTTTCTTTACAGTGTCTTTTACATCTTCAACTGCGTCTTCCACAACATCGGGGATATAATCTTGATCTTCGTCTTTGATCTTACCTTTTTTAATAAGGTAAACAACTACTCCCGCTGCGATTGCTGTAAGCAATAAAATAATTAAAATTGTTTTCATACGAATTGTTTTTTGAATAAATACGAAATTATACGGGGAAAGTAAATGGTTGGGTGAAAATTTACCCAGTATACTAGTTTATATTATACTAGTTATAAAAGCTAGGCCTAGTATAAATATATAATACTGGGCAAAAATCTTTTCTTTAATAATATATTTTGATATTTATTAGTATGAGGAACCTAACAATACTATTATTCGTAATTACCATAACAAGTTGTTCACCCCTACAATTTAAATATTCAACTCTAAATCACGCAGGTCAGATTGATGGAATTTATAATAATAAGACGGTAAAAATAGACACCATTGAAAATGAGTTTCAGTTAGCGAGAAAATTTAGAACCGACGATAGATTCAGATGGGATTTTGCCCAATATGCGATGAGACAAGATATGAGATGGAGTTATGATTTCTATTGGAATAATAGAATGTATAGACGTGGAGTTGGTTCTCCATTCAATTTCTACTGGAACTCTCAACAATATTGGTGGAGTTGGGCTAGTAATTCCCCTTTCAATATGGGATTCAATCAATGGGACCCATTTGGATTTAACAACTATGGTTGGGGTAGTACATACTATGGATATAACTATGGTTGGAATTTATACAATAACTATGGTTGGGGTTTTAATAATTGGGGATCGAGAGATACATGGAATACATACGCTTGGAATAATAGAGACGATTTAAGGGACGTTGTAAGAGTAAGAGGTAGAAGAGGGTCAAATAGTGTTGTTAACACAAATAATGATGTCTCAAATACTCCTAACAAAAGAATTGTGATTAATAATGAAGATGGTATTGTTATAAGAAATAATAACGGAGAAATCATAAGAATTAATAATGGGAGGAACAATAATAATATTAGAGTTTACAACAACCCAAATAGGGTACCCAATAATCTGAGACCTAACAATAACAATAGAGTTATTAATAACAATAATGTTAGGGGTTCGTGGAGACCAAACAACAATAATAACAACGTCAACTCAAGAAGTTCTTCATCACCGAGATCTTATGTTCCACCACCAAATGGAGGAAACACAAGTGGTGGAAAAGTGATAAGTAGAGGTTCAAGAGGAAATAACAAACAATAATGAAAAAAGTAATCATTACAGAAACACAAGTAAAAAAACTAATTGATAATGTCGTTGAAGATTTAGATTATCACAGGGTTGATGATGCGTCTCCTGAAAAAGACAAATACGTCATGTCTCAAGAAAATGAAGAGGATGAAGTAGGTGAGGGGAGAAGGTCTCTTTCAAGAACAAGAAAGAAAAGATTATTCTCCAAGGCGGAAGTAATGGCAAACCCCGCAAGATTTAAACACCACGATAGAAAATTAAAAGGGGTAAAACTTAAATAGAATAAGTAATAACATTGATTGACGAAGCAACAATATTTCCGTCAGAATCATTCTCTAATTCAATTTCAATATTTTCATCAATACCAATAATACCTCTTGGTTCTTGTTGATCAATATCCGCAGAATCCCAATCAATTTTTACTTTGATTGTTGCATCCGTTGGATCTTCTGAACCTTCAGGATAATATTGAATATACAAATCTAATTCTTCAGGACCTTGAACGTCATATACTGAAATTGTTTTGATTCCCCAACTACGGTGTTCTGATTCGATCAGGTAGTTTACGGTGAACTCTAAATTTTCAATATCTTCTATCTCTTGACCTTTGAATGTTAAACTCGAACTATAGTTAAAATCAAGTTCACATTTCATTTCATATCTGTTATCACCCATACCTTCATTTAGTTCATTCGTTTCACCCTCAGATGAAACATATTCGTTTATTTTATTCATTTGTTCAGTAGTCAAAACAATTTTTTTCATAATATTCTTTTTATAATAAATACACCCAAAGTGATTAATATATATGAGAAATACCAAGATTTCAATATTTATTTGATACTGTAGTTTGTCTTAGTTGTACAAATATATAACATATTTTTTGTAATATCAAAAAAATATACTATATTTGTTGGGTCAACATAAAATAGAAAAAAGACTATATGAGTTATATTATTGGTTCTTCATGTGTTGGAGTATGTGACACAGTCTGTGTTGAGGTTTGTCCCGTAGACTGTATTCATGGACCCATAGATCCTAACGGAAGTGGTGGCGAAGTGAACACATTTTCATCAGAAGAACTAAAAGACAAACAACTTTTCATAAATCCTGACGAATGTATTGATTGTGGTGCTTGTTTACCCGAGTGTCCCGTTGATGCTATTTACCCCGACGAAGAAACAACAATATCAGTTGAGGGTAATGATGTATCTGTAATTAAAAATTACACATTCTTTGGACAACAATATACTCGTTAGCGGTAATCCACTAAAAACAATAATCATGAAAAATCATTTTACAATTAAATCGTTATGTCTTTTCGCAATACTATTAGTTTCCGCGAAAGTACACAAAACAGGTGAGATCAATGCCATGGTAAGACCACAAATCGAACCAATAGTGTTTATTGAACCACTACCAATTGAACCTGTCATTATTAAAGATGAATTAGATCCTTTTTTAAATTCGATAGGGCAAAAAGAAAGTGGTAACAATTATAAAATAGTTAACACTTACGGTTATATGGGTAAGTACCAGTTTGGTAAAGGTACCCTGAAAGGATTAGGTTACGATCTAACAAGGGAGGAGTTTTTAAATCACCCTGAAATCCAAGAGAAGGCAATGTTAGATCTTCTAAGACATAATAAAAAGAAACTACAGAAATACATCAACAAATACGAAGGTAAAGTAGTACATGGTGTTCATATTACTGAATCAGGTATTTTAGCGGCAGCACATCTTGCTGGTCAAGGTAATGTTAGAAAATTCTTTAGGAAAGGATACCAATTCAAAGATGGTTATGGTACGACCTTAACTTCATATATGACAAAATTTGCAGGGTACGATCTGAGATTAGATTGATAGAATAAAGAGGGGGGGGTTTTAATTAACCCCTTTTTTCGTTTACTCCCTTTTGTGTGTAATCATCTACATTATCGTAAGGTTTGTCGAAATCATAGTTTACATCTGTAATATCCATAAACGATGGTTCTCCTAAGTCTTTCCAAGTTCTTTGGGACATGATACTAACAGTTGCGTCATTATCTAAAACATTACTAATAACGTAAAAATTAGAGTTATCATCTTTGTTCCCTGAACGACTATAAGTAGTTACCAAATATGTGATTTGACCATCCATTTGTTCTTGTAGTTGGTCTTCAGTATCTGTATCGTCATTCTGTGTTGTATCAGGTACATCTTGGGTAGGTTCTTCAGGTTTTTCTTGGTCATCACCTTTTTTCTTTATACCTAATTTACCTTCAATATCGAAAACACCATAAGTCGGATCTAACATTTCTTTATAATCAGGAGTATACTGTACACCACCATGTTCTAACCACTCACCTCTACCTGCGTTATAGATACCAACCAATTCATTTTCTTTGTTTTCCATGATCTTAATATCTGCGTCTTGTTTAGATACAAATATCGGTTTGAATGAAGATTCAAGTAATTTTGTAAAGATTTTACCAATTCCAAAGTCTTTAGGTTGTAATCCTGCTTCAGATGCTACTCTAAATAACCTATCGGATAAAGCTCTACGAATACCACTTTTCTTAATTATAAATTTAAAAGTTTCATAAGATTGGAACATATCATCTACATTCCCTTGATTTATTTGTTCAAAATAACTTCTGACCAAGTTTTCGTCCATGGCCTCAAAAGATCTTATCTTACTCAGAACACCACCATTTTGTATAAATCTTAATTTAAGTGGTCTACGAACCCTTCTAAACTCAAATTCGTGTCCCTCTCTTTCGTTTACTCTTGATGCCTCATCTCTTGATACATTTAACTCTTTCGATTCGTCATAATCAACAGATGCAATTAATTCTTGTACATCTCTTTTATTTAATTCAGGATAAATACAACTAATACATGTGTTATAATCATCATCTTGCATCCTCATATCTCTATCACCACCCGTGTTGTACATGTTAGTGAGTTTATATGGGTATGTTTGGTTAGGATCTTTCTTTGGTTGAAGTACACTGATAAAATACTTATCACTCTCTTCTTTAGATTCATCGATGATCATATAATAAGTCCTACCTTCCGATCTATATGTTGCCCACATATTACCTGGTCTATCCCATGTGATACACCATTGATTACTTGCATTAGGGTTATGTTTGGATCTTACCATATCCTGCCAATAACCAAATTTTATACTTTCTTTTTGGTTTTTGGGTCTATATATTCTGAACCCCTCCCCATTATCATAAACCAAGTATTTGTTCCCAAACCACAAATCTCTTGATGCTTCGATTTTATCGGTTTTAGAGACACCAGCCTTTTCGAAGAACGGATCTTCTTCATCAACTTCTTCTTCTAAGTTAATACCGAAATCTAAAAATAGACTTTTGATTTGGGGGTACGTATAACTTATGATGTTCTTTAATTCCTTTTCTTCGAATTTAGACGTACCATACTCACCATCATACCTTGATAGAAATGAAATGATTTCAGGTCTTTTGGTACTTAATTTTCCTTGTAGTGCGGGTATATTATTGCCGTCGACATCTCTGCCACCTTTGAATTTGGTTAGGATGTACTCAACATCCTCCATTGTAATAGAGTCGTTGTCTACACTCCACTTTTTAAAGAGATTCTCAAGAAGTTTCTTGTTTTGAACTTCCTCGAGTAACATCTCATAGATTATATCCTTAATTTCCATATTATATAAGAAGTGTTTGTTTCTTATATAAATATAGGGGTTTTAACTAATCGTTGGAACTTGTGATGAAAGTGAAAGTTTTATAGTTTGAATCTCTTCTAACGCATTTTGAAGTAGTCTTTCAGTCATAATTAATTTCACTATAACCTCGGCGTTAGGATTCATGTGGTCACTCACAAGATTGTTAAGTATCATATTTTTTACAATATCCTCACTTTGATTAATCTTCAACTTATTCTTCTTTCTTTGATGATATTTCTGTGAGTTTTCACGAGTACAAGAAACACAGTAGATACTATGACCATCGTGCATACGCTTATTTTTGTAAAATTGTGAAATGGGCAATTCTTCTTTACAACCACTACATTTTTTCTTATTAATCATAATATATTTCTTATTATTTATACAAAAGTAAGTATTATTTAGAATATCACCAAAATATATGGAAAAATTTTTATTCAAGAAAGGTTACTACAGTATCTATGAAATCAAAACCAAAGGTAAGGTAAAGTATATGGTTGATAACGGTAAAACCTTGTTTGTTGCGAGGTTCAATAAATGGATAACAAACCCATACAGAGACAAAAAAACATTCACAACTTTAAAGAAAGCTCAAGAATATGTTTCTAAAAAACTTATGATATCAAAACAAAAAAAGAAAAAGAAACTTGATAAATTACCTAAATCACTTTATTTGGTACTTCTCAAAGAAGAGAAATCAGGTAATCTTTTTGTTAAGGTTGGTATAACATCCAAAAAATATATAATGAGAAGATTTTCTAAAAAGTATGGGTACGAGGGGTATACACTTGAAAAGATACTTCGTAGGATTAATACTCCACGTGCGGAGAGATTAGAAGAGAGTATAAAACTTACATTAAAAAAGAAAAGGTCCGTAAAAAGTTACAGACCCTTGTTGGAAAACTTCGGTGGTTATACCGAATGTTATAATATTGATTCTCTTGATTCTATAGTTCAGGTATTTGACTCTGCAACGAAGAATGATTAACCGATCCCAATAAAAGATAAAAACTTATCTATAAGGTCACCGTGTTTACTTTTACAATCTCTCATAATATCTTTCTCTTTTTCAGTAAGAGAAGAACCTGTGGAGTAACCCCAAACACCGTCCATATCTAAACCTCTTTTAGTTCTTTGGAACTTTGCGATTGCTGATGAAGTTCCATCACCATGTAATCCATCAATTTCTAATTTAGATCCGACTACTTTATTCAAAAAACATTGAATTGCTTTCTTCGCATTTAATTCTGCGGTCTGTTCGGTCAATACTTGTTCCTCGACAACATTGTCCAATATACTCTTGATTTGAGATTCAGTAAAAATGTATTTCTTCATAATATTATAAATATATCAAAATAAGGAACTGTTAGAATTTACTCATCTGACGTAAATCGTCAATTTCTTCTTGAATTTCCACCAAATCTTTAGGTAGTATTAAATCTAAACCAGATTTAATTGATTTCTCTAAAACCCCATCAACGAAAATAAGAAGAGTTGGAGCCATTCGGATCCTATATTTCTTTTTAGATACTGGTGCAGATTCTACATCACATCTAAAATAAGTAACACCTCTTAAAGATTCCCATTCTTTAAATTCATTTGATTTATTAAACTCAACCCAAAACTCAACAACCGTTATGGTTACATCATCATCCCCAAAAGGATGACTTTCATGTACCTCATCTTCAAAATCAGAATCCGTAATCCATTGTTGTGAATATAATTGTGTAGATATTAATAGGGATAATAATATAAATATACCTTTCATTTTAGTTCTGTTTTTGTAACTCGTACAATCTTCCATCAATCTTCTCTAACTCCCTTAATATGGACTCCACGTCTTCTTGAGTATCCATAATGGTTTGTCTAATCAATTCATCTTTAAGATCGTATTCTGTTCTGGTTATGTTCGGTTTAGGTAATTCCTTAGCTTCTTGTATGTCACCTTGAATTGTAAACCACATACCAACCACAGTAGCTATAAAAAATATGACTATTCCTATTGTTTTTAAATCTAATGTGATTTTAGTTCCTTCTCCTATTTCTTTTGCCATGTCTTTAATCTATTAAATAACTGTAAGGTGTGTCATTAGTGTTTGAACCTATTGGAAAGTTTTCTAATCTCATTGATACAGTCATGTTAGATTGTATATAAGGGTTATAAAACTCACCTTCAGCGGTTAAACATATTAATCCACTATGTTGACCACCTAATTGACCCGCATCTTGAACTATTACTTCATTCCAAACTACATACTCTTGGTCACCTGGTATTTCAACACCTGCGTACTTATCATCGGGATTTTCCCAAGTGTAAGTACCAATATCTAATAACTCACCATCATCTGTTGCGTCTGAATCTAAACAATATAATGCAAAGTGTTGTCTGTCTAATCTTATTTCCCCATCATCTACTTGGAGATAAAGGATAAATATTTTTCTTAATTTACCATCTACCACTTTTGAACCACCATATGACTTTACTTGAGCGTATCTCTCATAAGGATCAAATGTGTCACCATTTAAAGTAATTTCGAAAACAGGAACTAATGGTTCTTGAACTTCTTCCTTTTCACAAGACCACATTAGTGAAAGAAGTAAAAATATTAATGATAATTTTTTCATGATTATTGATTTTATCTAAATGTATAGTTTAATCCGAATGTACTGTAGAAAAATTCTGTATCCCACATTTTTGTATATTCTCCTTCTACAAAGATTCCTAACTTTCTTCCTACTTTCCAACCAATGTTAGCTCCAAATTGGAAGTCCTCCCATTGTTCAAATTCAGAATCCTGTCTTAGTCCACCTTTGCCCCAATTATCTCTATTACCATAATTGAAGATATCGTCACCCCTTAGATAGGTGTGATATGGTAGTAGATAATTACCGTAAACGTGTGCCCAAAATTTTGGGGAGTAGTGGTAAAAATCAAAACCAACTACAGGTGATATAAGTCCAAACTGACCTATCTCATCCCATATTCCATTGTTAAAATCATTGATTAAATCTCTAAAGATACCATCTCTAAATTCTAAATCAGAATCTGCCACTCTTTCACCATCTTCATTTTGCCAAAACCAACCCTGTCTTACTTGTTCGTTACCAAACTCATCTATATATGTTTCAGTATAGAACTGATCCGTATAACCACTATCGTATCCTAAAGTGTACCAAGGATTCATTGGGTTACCAAATTCATCTTCTTCATTTACCCACACTTCAAATGGATTGTATCCATACGCTCTGTCATGTGTTCTGTACATTGCTCCTGCTGATAATGAGAATTTCTTACCGATTGGTAATCTTGCTCTTACTTCGGCCGATTGATATTTGAAATCAAACGCTCCTTGTTCTCTTGATTCTAATTTAACTATATGGTATTTACCTGTATGTCTAAGGAAGTATCTTGAGTTAGTCCAAATATCACCTCTGTTACGTTCTTTCTCCCAATGGAATAAATATTCGAATCCCTTTACGGCTGATGTTGGTGCGGATAATGCAATTTGTCTTTCTCTGTCTGCGTTACCTGTCCAAAAGTTACCTGGTTTTCTTTCATAATCAAATCTAGCTAACTTTCTAATACCAAACCCTATTCTATAATCAAATGGATTATATTCTGTACCATCCACAACCTGTGGGATGCTATAGACACTACCATTATCGTTAGTTCTCACAAAATATTCTTTCCTTGATGGTTCATATGAGTTGCGGATGTCTCCCGCCCCATAAATTGTTCCATATTTTAAAAAGTCATTGTAGAATTCTTTAAGAAAAGAGTCTTTTTTCTCTTTTACTTCCTTTTGTGCAAGTGCTGGTGTGGCACAAAGAATGCACATTAATAATACTATTACGTTTCTCATCTTTTAATTAAAGTGTTTTTTAATCATTATTTTTACTTTAACTATAAATATCTTTTAAACACAATAACGATACCCAAGAAGTAAAAAAATTTACTGATTTTCTAAATACGAAGATAAGTAACCTGAAATCCTACCAGCCTGAATTTGAACGTGCTCCCAGTCATCTTTAGTTAATTTCTTCTTTTTAGATACATAATCCATACCTATGTTTCCTATGTATTTGTCATCTAATGTGAATAAAGGAATTACATAAGATGATTTAGTACCTACAGAGTCTGCAGCACCTTTGAGTCCAAAAGTTGCAGTTTTAGGGTCTGCAAAATTTGGAATGAAAATACCATTACCTTCCATCAAGAAATGCATTGCTTTTGGATATAAAGAACATGGTATATTATTAAAAATGTGACTTACTGATGAGACCCCCGCTTTAGATACTTCGTAAAAGATTGAGAATTTCTGAATTGACTTACCTGTTGGGTAGAAATTACCTCCGTTATGAAATTGTGCAATCCACACTCTATCAGCACCGTACTCAGTCCTTATTTGTTCAATTTCGTTATCAATAATCGATGTATTGATAATATTCTCTTTGATTTTGTCTCTTTTTTTGTCGTGATGTCTTTTCATCCTTTGATTGATGAATAGGTAGAGGACAGGTCCTACAACACCAGTTAAAAACGCTCCTAATAACTCCATTTAGTTGGTATATTTTTTAATATAAATTAATATATCAATAAATACATGAATACTTGGTCTTATTGACCTATTTTTGAATTTTAGGTGCGAAAAAAACAATTATTATTGTAAAAGTCTCGATACCATTGATTGTATGGGGAATTTTATGTATTATAAATTAAATGATAGTTATATATAATGACCAAAATTATAAATCTTTTTGGTGGTCCAGGTATTGGGAAATCATCCATTTCTGCTGGACTAACCTATAATTTGAAGAAAAGACACATAACTTGTGACAATCCTTATGAGTTTCCTAAACTATTAGCGTGGGATGAAAACCATTCTGCAATTGCGGACCAACTATTCGTACTTGCAAACCAACATAGAGGGATCGTTAAGTCGTACGGTAAGGTAGAATTTATAATATTAGACTCACCAATATTATTATCATTAACATATAAAACTTACTATGATAAGAATGGTGGAGACGTGTATCCCTCCAATTTATATGGTGAGACATTTGATAAGTTATTAATTGAAATAAATAACAAATACGATAATATTAATATTTTATTAGATCGTACAAAAGGTATACATAACGACATAGAGAGATACCAAAACTTAGAGGAATCGATTGAATTGGATAGGGAAATCGAAAACACTCTTATACAACATAGTCTTCCCTATCACAAAATAAAAGTTGATGATCAAACAGTAAATAATATCGTAGATCTCCTTTTACAATAATTTAATTATATGAAAATAATGTACAAAAAAATAATCAATCTAATAATAATATGTTTTGTTATTGGCACATCATCTCTTTATGGTCAAGTTAAAACCTACAAGGGAGAATTATATACGGTAATCTATTCTGAGGATTACCAACAACCGTTACAAGTCACTTATAAGGTTTTATGTCCTACGGGAGTAGTAAGTAGAAGTGGAATGGATTTTTGGAAGCCCGATGGTTGGAAAACTTCAGATAATGGTGACTACAAGGCAAATGTTTATGACAAAGGTCATATGGCTCCCGCAGCGAATTTTAATTGTTATGATAAGAAAACATTAAAGAAAACTTTTAATTATCTAAATTGTGCATTACAACATGAATCTTTAAATAGGGGACCATGGAAGGAACTTGAAAGATTCGAAAGAGATTTGGCAAAGGTATTTGAAACTGTAAAGGTGAGTATAACAATACACTTCAATAATGAACCAAAGTACGTAGAAGGTGGAGCATTAATACCAAGTGGTTTTACTAAAGTTATATGGGCAGGAAAACATGAGTGGACGTTTTATTTTGATAATATAAATTTAAAAGGTAGGGATTGGAGTGATTTCCAAATACCTAATGAAAGACCCGCCGATTATTAATGTCCCGTTACCCCCCGTATAAAAGACCTATTCAAAAAATAAACGGTTATTTGTATATAATACATGCGGAATACGACATGGATCGTGTTAAAGATACAAGTTCAGTAAAAGAATGGTTAGGGGTTGATCACGTATTTAAGGTACACAGTAAAGGTACCTTAATTTTTTGTGAACAAATACATGATGTTGAGTGGGAAGAAGTTACCTAACTTTTATTTGTCTGACCTTTTTAACGGGTTTTACCGACTTATAAATTAACTTAAAGTTTTCCATAATATCCTTGTATACCGCAGCTAACTCGTAATTTTCTATTTCTTCATTTCTCTTCCATAAAATTGTAATAAAACTTAGTAATTCATTTTCTGAAAGTTTCATTTTATTACCTAAGGAGGTGTTAACCAACTTCAAAGTAAGATATGATATACCTTTTCTTTTACCGTCAGCTAATGAAAAATATTGATCAACCTTAATACCCGATAACACTTTTGTGTTAACCTTATCTAGGAGTTTTAAGAATGATGGATGGTTAATGTCTACATTTATTGCCATAGTTCTCGTTTTACTATAAATATGTTGATAGTTAGGTTATGTTTGGTTATTTACCCCATTTTCCTTCTTTAACTATCTGACATATTACACCGTAAACCGATAAGTCTTGGTATGTGTCAACAACAGATTCCCCTACATTGTCTTTGTTTCCAAGGACTATCAACTGTTTCAGTCTTTGAATCTTATCATTCATTCTAAACCATAAACCTGTTTGAGACATTTTTCTATCTTCCTTACGAGTTAAGTCAGTTCCCAATGAAATATTGTCAGGACCGTAGTTTGATTGTTTTAAACAAAATAATTCGTATTGTTCCTTTTGAATTTTCTTAAATAATTCAGTAGTTTCAGGATATAATGATTCTACATGGTCAACAACTGTGGTTGTTTTAGTGTTAATGGTTTCTACTTCTAAAGTTTCTGTGTCTATCATCTTTAATGTTTTTTTAAATAATACAGAAAAAAAAGTGTAAAGTCAAATCTTACTATGATAGATTATTTCAAATAATATAGTATTTATTAGATAAAGACATAACAATGGCATCAAAGGCATCAAAAAGAAAAAGTAACCAAAATTCAAATTCACAGAAACCTAAGAATCAACAGTTGATTCAAATGTTGTCATTTAGAATCGTTCCTGCATACTTTAAAGAAATTGAAAAGGTTGCCGACAAAAAGGAAATGACTGTTTCTAAATTAATTAGATCCTATATCAAAGATGGTATGCATAGAGATAAGGATTTCACAGCAGACGACAAAGGTTTTAATATCGGTTAATTACTTATTAAATCTCTCAAACGAATTTTTTGTTATCAGATTATAATTAACTCCACCAATAAAATTGGGGAGTTTTTTATTATTAGTATAACTCATCGCGGATTTAAGGTACGATGTGAAGTTATCAACCCATCCCTTTAGAGTGTATTCAACTTTGTGTGTTCTTACAACACCCTCAGAGGTTTTCAATTCGTCATTACCCCATGATTTCTGAACCTCTTTAGTACTCATACCTCTAAAATTTTTAAATAGGGGTATATCTACATTAAACATCTCAAGGGAGGTCTTACTATATTGATCGATAACCTCACCCTTTGAGTCGGTTGTGAGACCACAACTCTCAAGGGACTTGTTGAATATCGAACCTAACATTACATAATCAGCACCAAGAGCCAACGCCTTAATTACATCGGCGTATTTTTTGAATCCACCGTCAGCGACAATTTTAGTTTTAATGAAAGGATTTCTTTTTTTAATGTCATTACACTCACTAATCAAACTCGCCATAGGATATCCAACACCTGTTTGTACGGTTGTTAAACAACCACCACCATTACCAATTCCGATCCTCACATAGTCGACTCCCGCCAAACCATAATCGTAAAATGTCGTTGGATTTGCGACATTACCGACCATTAGAACAATTTGATCACCATATTTTTGTTTGGCAGTTTTACTACTTTGGATTAGGTCTTTCATATGACCGTTCGCAATGTCAATTAATACTCTGTATTGTTTTCCATCAGGTATTTCCACGTCATTTTCTAAAAAATACATATCAAAATCAGTTAGACTAAATGATGTGAAATGTTCATCATTAAGAAAATCCTCCATCCATGGTTGGGGTGTATTGCGGGGAAAAACCACCGTTATACCCAAATCACTAAAGTAATGATGGTTATTCCCATCAACAACGGTATCCATTGGTGCGGTCATCAAAGGTAGTTTATCTCCATAATATGGATTTGTCTCAGAACGAGAACGAATTGCACTAATTTTTGCAGGTTGGATCAAAAGATCATCGAAATCGAATAACATGTGTTTTGGTTTTTTAAAATTAATTTTCCTCCGACGGATAGAACAGACTTGCGATATCCTCTAATAATAATTGACTAAATTTTTTGTTTGAGTCGGGAAATCCCTTTTTACCCTTTTCAGTTAGGAAGAAGACCTCTTCGGTATTTTCGTCTTCATATGAATTTACAATACCTTCTTTTTTTAATTCGTAAAGAACAGAACCTGTGAATATTCTTCTTAGTATTTTATCTAATTGACCGTTAGACCATTCAACTGTGAAATCAGGAGTTAGTTGTTTGACGTACTCTTCAGTGACTACATGTGTTAACTCTTTTCTCGCATAATTCTCACCAATCTCAAAGATATCGAAAAATCCCGATTCCCTAATAATATCAAGTATACCGTCCACTTTACGATCCACAATCTTCGGTGAGTTAATCTGTTCCATACTTAAATTATAAGGAAAAAAAACAAATAAGTCAAGTACGTCATAGGCTTTACGATTACACTTATTTTATTTATATTCTAAAAAAAAGAATAGATGAAAAACAACGGTAAAATTTTTATACAAATTGCGTCGTACAGAGATCCCGAATTATTACCTACTTTGAGGGACTGTATTGAAAAGGCGCACAAACCCAAAAATTTGGTTTTCAGTATCTGTTGGCAACATTCAAAAGAAGATGAATGGGACAACCTTGACGAATTTAAAAATGATAAACGTTTTAAAATTGTAGATGTTGATTACACCAAATCAAAAGGGGCTTGTTGGGCGAGAAACTCTCTACAACAACAATATGATGGTGAACAATATACACTTCAATTAGATTCACATCATAGATTTATCCAAGATTGGGATAAGGAACTTATTGATATGTTAAAAGGGTTACAGAAAAAGGGACACAAAAAACCACTATTAACCAGTTACATATCGTCTTATAATCCTGAAACTGACCCTGATGGTCGTATTCAGGTACCATGGAAGATGAACTTCGATAGATTTATTCCTGAAGGTGCAATTTTCTTCTTACCCGCATCGATTGAGAATCATAAAGAATTATCAGAACCAATTACTTCAAGGTTTTATTCCGCACACTTCGCATTTAGTGTTGGATCTTTTGTTGAGGAAGTTCCTCACGACCCCGAATATTATTTCCACGGAGAAGAAATATCAATTGCTGTAAGGGCATTTACTTGGGGATATGATTTATTCCATCCACATAAAGTGATTGCTTGGCACGAATACACAAGAAAGGGTAGAACTAAACAATGGGATGACGATAAAACATGGGGAAACAGGAACAGTAGTTCACACCTTAGAAATAGAAAATTGTTTGGGATGGATGGTCACGAAAAAGATATTGATTTTGGTATTTATGACTTTGGTACTGTGAGAACACTTGAGGATTATGAAAAATATGCTGGAATATCTTTTGGTAAGAGGGCAGTTCAAAAGTATACTATGGATAGGGGATTACCTCCAAACCCACAATTAAGTGACGAGGAGTATGAAAACTCATTTATGAGAATATTTAAACATTGTATTGACATACATAAATCAAGTTTAAAATTAGAGGACTACAATTTCATTGCTGTTATTTTCGAAAATGAAAAGGGTGAATCTTTAGATAGGAAAGATTTACAACCAAGTGAAATTAGAGGATTACAGACAACTCCTGATGAATGGGTGAAAATATGGAGAGAATTTAACGTGGAGGAGAAACCACATAAATGGATTGTTTGGCCACACTCAGAAAAAGAGGGTTGGTGTGAAAAATTAGAAGGAATACTATAAAATATGAAAAAAGCGTTATTAGGTGTGGCAAATAACTTGGGGAGTAATATCCAAAAAGTTAGTTTATGGTCACAAAGTTTTAAAGATGTCACTAACGGTGAGGTCATTTTGTTATTGGCGAACGGAACAGAAGATGATTTGAAAGTCTGTGAAGAATTAGGGATTGAATCTCATTTAGTTACAGTAGAAAATGAGTGGTTTTTTAATCATAAAAGATTAGGACATACACTAGACTTCTTGAGATCAACTGACATTGATTTATTTATGATTACTGACGTATTCGATGTAGTCTTTCAAGGGGACCCATTTGAACTTATGGATACATCAACCTACTCTGTATTTGCGGGTGGTGAGGGTGTAGATATAAATCAGGAACCATGGAATATGGATAACATTAAAAAGATCTTCCCTGAATATATTGATGGATGTATTGGAAAAGAAATAGTAAACTCGGGTGTTATTGGTGGTACCAAAGAGGGTTTAATTCCTGTTTATGAAAGAATGTATCAATTATGTGAAGATGGTTCAGATGACCATAACATTAAAGATCAAGCGGCATTTAATGTGATGATATCAAGAAACGAGATTGAAGGTTTTAAAATGTTCAATTTAGATGAAGGTTGGGTACAACACAGTGCGGTATCAGGACCAACACAATTTTTTAAATCATGGGGATTCATTAACAATCTTAAGTATGGGATTCCTCAAATGATAGATAAAACTGTTTGTACATCTGAAGGTACACCATTTAGAATTGCACACCAATTCAACAGAGTACCTGAATGGCACAATTTAATAAACGAAAAGTATAATATAAAATTTGAAAAGGATGTCCATAGATAAACTCGATAATACATCTGTAGTCGTATGTTCATATCATAGAACTTTAGACCCTACAGTAAATTATGATGGGCACCATATTGTAAGATCTTTCCACGAAGAAAAATTCCCAAACTTTCATGTATTGTTTGATGATCATCACGGATATAGTGAGGAATATGTTTCAGAAAAATATGGTGGACCAAACATTTGTATTTACAACGACGAAGACTTCGCAAAATATGGTTTTGATAAACCAATAAGTAGTTATCATTTTTGGGGTTCACATCAGAATCCTAAGTACTTCTTTGCACACTTTAGAATGTTAACTTTCTTTTTAAAGAACCCAAACTATGAATATTATTGGTTCTTTGATGACGATGTAAAATTTGAAGGATCAGTAAAAAGTCTATTAGAAAATTATTCGGACGTAGATGATGATTTTATAGTTGTTCAAGCTTTCAAAAAAGAAGACTATCCTGAACACCCAAATGTTTCAGTGATCAATAGTAGAATGGAAGGATCAAGAGGTCATTGGTTAGGACATTGTCCTGGTCCTGGTGACAACTTCAAATCTACTGAAAAACATATTGGTTCTTTCTATCCTGTAGTTAGATATTCTAAGAGATCGATGGAACACTTAATGAAATTACATGAAGAAGGTTATTATGGTTATTCGGAAGGTTTTGTACCAACATCGTTGGCATCTGATGGCTTTAAAGTTTCATCAATGATGGATGAACATAATAATTTCTTTATTAAAAACGAAGTGTGTACATTACTTCATAAAGGACAAGAATTTACTTGGGAATGGCTGTAATTAACAAACCTGTAATTGTCATGGCTTTATATGACATAGGACGAGACAATTGGAAGAATTTTAATCTTTCTTATAACACATATCTATGGTGGATGAAAAACACACTTTCATTAGACGCAGATTTTGTTATCTATACGGAAGAAAAATTTTCTGATGAGATTAGGAAGATGAGAGAGGAGTTTGATCCTACCTTTCAAAGAACTAAACTTATTGTAAAACCCATAGAGGAATTAGAATATTATATTGAGTATAATGATAGACTAACACAATTAATGTTTTCGGATCAGTTTAAAGAGAAGGCACATCATAACGTACCTGAAATGACCCAACCATTATATAACATCATAATGTTTAATAAGTTAAGTTTCCTAAAAGATTCTAAAGACAATGGATATTTTGATGGTGACTTATTTATTTGGGCTGATGCGGGTGGTCTTAGAGAAAACATAGATACCTATCAAGGTATTAAATGGCCCGATTTGGATAAATTGAGAGGTCTCGATACAAAGAAAGTAACATTCTTTTCTCACTCACCCGAATTTGATATAGACAACAATGAGTTTCACTCTCTTTCACAAGTAAGACATATACAAGGGACTTGTTTCTTTGTACCAAAAGACTGTTTAGATAAATTTGTTACTACATTCAAAGAAACAGTAAATGAATCTTTGGATTCGGGTTATATAGGAAGTGATGAAAAGGTTTTAGATATTACATACTGTAAATCAAAACAAGATTACAATCTTATTCATTGTACGTGGAGAGAATACTTTGACATTTTTCATGGAAACCCTGTTGTGGATATTCCTGAAGAGGTGGTCGTTGAAAAAACCAATGTATTTCTTGATTTAGGAACACATGGATGTCAAGGTTTACATGGATTTGCAACATCAGTCCTGAGTTTCGACGAAACTTGGGATATACACACTTTTGAACCAAATAAGTTATTACACCCAATAAACTGTATTGAACAATTTGATTTTAAAGTTACTTCACATAAGAAAGCGGTATGGATTAAGGAAGGTACTAGTGTTTTTAAACAATACGGTGGTGACGGTAAGAGTCAGGGAAGTCTATTAGAAGAAACATATGGTGATAAACACTATAACGATTATCACGATTCAATAGAGGTAGAAACGATTGATTTCTTGAACTTCATTCACACCTTTGACCCAAATCAAAATATCTATATAAAAATGGACATCGAATGGGCTGAATGGGCGGTATTAGAAGACTTACTTAGTAGGGGTTGGCCAAAAAACATTAAACATATATGGATTGAATTCCATGGGGTAATAGGTAATCAGTTCTATAAAAATAAATCAATATGGTTAATGGATCAAATCAGAGAAAAGGGTTGTGAAGTTACTGAATGGCACTAAAACATAGAAAATGAATATAAAATTAATAACAGTAACGTGGTCACATGAAAATACATATGACATAGAAAATACCACATTATATAAATCTTTTAAACGATATAATCCTCATAAAGAAATTGTACACCATCATTTTAACAGAGGTCACTTCCATAAAGAAGAAAATGAATTTAGAAATAGGTTTGGTAACGAGAGTGAATACCTTCTTTATAAAATACATTTATGGAGAGACATAGTCAGAAATATTGAGTGTGATTACATAGTATTTTGTGATGCAAACGATGTTGTATGTTTAGGTAATGTGGGTGACTTAATAGGTCAGTTTGATTTGGAGAATAATATCATATGTGGACACGAAAAAAATCAGTGGCCAACACCTGAAGCAAAACAATCTTGGCCAGAGTACAAAGATTATAATCAATACGACACAAGTGAGCGTAAGTACTTAAACTCAGGAATGATTTTATCAAAAAAAGATAAGTATGTTGAAATGTTAGATGTTATGGTTGAAAAATTAATGTTTGGAAAAGACATTAAAACTTTCAATAATGACCAAGGTGTTTTTACGTATTATTATAATACGGGGGTTGAACCGAGAATTAAATTAGATTACTCCAATGTCTTCACAGTAAACACATTCTCAAGATCACACGACGAATATGAGATGGTGGGTCACAGAATACAATCTAAAAAAAATGAGACTCAACCTTTATTTGTACACGATAATGGTTGGAATCACGGAAGTCCAAGATTTTTAAATCATTTTGAGTTAAAAAGACATTTTATTAACTCATATCCGAGACTTAAAGACATATCTAGAGAAAGACCGATTAATGCGACTCATCAAGAGTACTTAATCAGAATGAGAGATGAGTTTGGTTTTAATCCAAATATTATATATGATGTTGGTGCTTGTGTAAATCATTGGAATACAATTGCGAAAGAGGTTTGGCCAAATGCTAAGTATTATTTATTCGAAGCGATGGAAGAATCAGAAGATTTATTTTTAGAGGGAAATGACCCATATGAAATTGGTGTATTTAGTGATGTCGATGATAAAGAGGTTACATTTTATAAAAATGTTACATTCCCTGGTGGTAATTCCTATTACATGGAAAACCCACAACATAGTAGTATGGCATCCGCTTTATTTGAGAATCCATCCAACCAATTTGCGAGAAAAACAAAGACTTTAGATACGGTTATGAAGAGAAGAGGATTTCCACTACCACAACTTTTGAAAATAGACGTACAAGGTTGTGAAATTGACATCCTAAAAGGTTGTCCTGAAATACTTAATAATGTAGAACATCTGATTGTTGAGTTACAACATGTTGAATATAACATTGGAGCTCAATTACAAGACGAATCAATACCAATTATAGAGTCGTTAGGTTTTGAATTAATAACACCTTCCTTCTCACTGTCAAGTCACGCAGATAGTGACTATCATTTTAAAAAAATAAAATAAATTAATAACTATGAAACAACATGTATATAACTTTTTAAAGTCTCAAGCCGAGGCAGATAAAAACAAGGCACTTGCAAGTATTGAACTACTAACTAATAATCCTGCAGGTATTGGGGATCACTCAACAAAGGATTATTGGGACAATTGTACTGAAACACTTAAATTACTTTCATCTGCTGATGAGAGATTAGAAATATTAGAGAAATACTTCAAACAGTCATAGATGGGTTTACCAAACATTGCATTACACAGTCATCATAATGCTGCATTTGCCGTTGAATTAGACGGTGATATTGTGACGGTCATTGAGTTAGAAAGATTTGTAAATCAGAAAAACGCAAGTCATTGTTTTTTTCAACCAATCCATGTTCATGAACCTATCATAGGTGAAGTATATCAGTATTTGAAACTGAACTATGGTTTTACAAAATACGAAAACTTTATTATGGGTCATGGTCATCAAGAATTTCCTGAATCATGGAAAAAAATGATCCCCGCAAATAATTACATAAAAAATGAAGATCACCATATTTCACATGCATCTTCAAGTTTTTATCAGTCACCACATGATGAAGCAGTTATCATTTCTTTTGATGGTGGTGCAAATGATGGTTTCTTTAGAATCCTACACGGAATAAAAGGACAGGACCTAAAAGATATAAAACACTACTCGATTGATTTAGGTAGTCATTACCACCTTATAGGTTTGTTTTGTGAAGATATAAAACATTATAACCAACTAACTGCCGCAGGTAAGGTCTTAGGTTTACAATCATACGGTAAAATTAGAGACGAATGGGTACAACCATTGAAAGATTTCTTTAATTCAAGGATACCCTATTTCGTGGATTTAGAACAAAAGAAGAAAACACTATCAGACAGAATCGGTATACCATTTTCTGAAGAAAATAAATTAAAGGGACAAGATCAATACGACTTTGCCCGTACTGCACAACATGCATTTGAATTAATATTTTTCGAGTTGGTAGATGAGAGTATCAAACAGTACCAACTACCTATAATACTTACAGGTGGTTGTGCATTGAATATAACTCTTAACAGTAGAGTTAAAGACACTTACCCTCATTTAGATGTGTTTATTGCACCTAATTCGAGTGATTGTGGTATTCCCGTAGGTTTACTTTGTACACTCGTTAAACCAAAGAAAATTATAGACGTAACGTATAAAGGTGTTGCTGCGTTAGACCGAACTTTACTTATGGAGTATGTCAATACACATAACGCTAAAAAGGTTAATGTAGATGCAATCGTTGAGGATCTGAGTATTCAAAGGATATTAGGGTTAGTACAAGGTAATTCCGAACATGGTCCAAGGGCATTAGGTAACAGAAGTATTATATGTTCCCCAATTCCATTAGATATGAAAGACACTTTAAACCACAAAGTAAAACACAGAGAATGGTTTAGACCATTTGCACCAATAGTTCGTTTAGAAGATGTTTCTGAATATTTTGAATGGGAAGGTGAAAGTAGATGGATGAACTTCTGTCCAATGGTAAAAGAAGAGTGGAGGGATAGATTACCCGCAATAACCCACATTGATGGTACTGCGAGAGTACAAACAGTAACTAAAGAACAAAATCCTTTAGTTTATGAAATACTAACTAAATTTAAAGAGAAAACAGGTGTGGGGGTTTTGGTAAATACATCTTTTAACGTAGATAGGAAACCAATATTATCATCATATAAAGATGCATTTAAAGTATTCAACGAAACTGAATTAGATAGATTATACTTAGACGGATATTACTTTACTAAATAAAAAAACCCTCTTATTTTGAGGGTTTTTCTTCTTGTTTCTTTTCAGGTATTTGAACACCTTTCTTAAGAGTTTCTTGTTTTACATAATGGTTTTTAGTTGCCGTCTTATGTTTTTCTAAAATCTTTTTTTTGTCCTCGTCGGACATTCCTAATACACTCATATTTTAATTTTTTAAAATGTTTATTGCTTGTTCTTTCTTGGACTTTAATTCATCACACTTTTCATATTCTTCAGTATCTTCATATATCTCTATAAGTCGATCAACAATCTCAAGAAACAATTCTAAATCCGAAGAATAAACAATGATCGACGATGTTATATTATAATGATTTAATATCTCATTGTCAACACTTACAATGAAATTATATATCATTTCAAGTTCTTCCTCTTCATAATTACCAACGTGAAGAACTCTTGTGGCTTGTAGTAGAAAATTTATAGACATTCTCATTTGTAATGAACTAATCATAACTCAATTGTTTATTCAAGACATTAAAACACTTAATAAACCCGTCGACTTCAATTTCATCTCTTGTTTTACGAGATTCTTGTCTAGGACAAAGGACAGTTCCGTCCCCTAATGAGATGGTATATAACCATTGGTGATTACCAAACCTTTCTATTGTTAAGTACACTTTTTGTTTGTCAAAAAAGTAATATAACTTTTTAGTTTCAAAAAGGTATAGGGTAGAGAGGCCCAATACACCTACATACGGGAACATTACTCCAACGAACCTATCATAGGATTTTGGATATTGTGTCTTTATTTTCTTCCAGTTCAACATCACTATAAATTACAGATTTTCTTTTTAATTGTATATTTATTAGTATGAATATTAAACTGACAGAGTCTCAACTTATAAATATCATCGAAAATGTGGATAAACTGACAGGTGCAGAGAAATTCGCAGATACCGTTGATAAATTAGCCAGTTTATATAAAGATGAATTACCTGATAGTGTCATTAATAAAATGATTGATGACGTTGATGGTGCTCACTTCACTGAGGAGGAATTTCAAGTACCACTCAAACAATATAAATTAACAAGTCCCTATGGTCCGAGAAATATTGGCGGTAATGCAAGTAGAAATCATAAGGGGGTTGATTTGGGAGTACCTTCGGGAACTCCAATTTATTGTCCTGCCGATGGTAAGGTTATAAGATCTAAAAATGCTGGTGGTAAATGTGGTGGTTTTTTAAAAATTAAACACACCAACGGTTTTGAAACAAAATATTGTCATTTGACTAATTTTAATATAGTCAAAAAAGGTCAACAGGTGATAAAGGGACAACTTGTAGGTAAAACAGGTGGTGGACCAAATGACCCGTACAGAGGTAACTCAATGGGACCACACTTACATTATGAGGTTTTAAAGGGTGGCACACATGTTGACCCACAAACCATTCACACTACACTTTCTTAACTTTTTTAATTTTTTACGATAGTTATATGTAATTTTTATTACGTATATGGAAATTATAGAATTTTATTACGAAGAATCTGACCAAACACTCGAAGTTAGATTTTCTACAGAGACAGATGGTGAATATTATAGGTTACTAACTCTTAGGTTAGATGAAATACAATACTACGCTCCTACGGTCGTAGATGAACACGATTTAATTGACGGAATAGAATCCGATTTCGTATTGGAAATACTTGAGACTTATTACTCTGAAAATTCTTTAGGTTCTGAGGAACTTTTGTAAGACTCAGGTCCGAAATCCCATTATAGTATATTTATCATTTGATCATGGAAAACATAATTCTATTGTGTAAATTAATCGGGATATTAGTACTTTTTTGGTTTATTATGAATAGATGGTTTAAGTGGTTAGATAAATAATTAATATAATGGGAATAAAATTAAAACCAAGTAGTAAAGAATACGTAAGAGATTCAAAAGGGAAAATGACCAATAAATGGACATGGAAACACTATACACCTAGTAATACCTCCACTGAAGAATTAAAAAAACTTTATGAAAGCCCGAGTCAAAGTAGAAACAAAACCAAAATCAAAAAAGAGTTAATCAAACGAGGAGTTATCAAAGATTAACATATTTATTGGTATGAGTTTCTTAGAACAAAGGGATAAAGACAGAATTGTTGCATTTATAAGATTCGTTAAAGACGAGTTAGGCATTAAAACCATGCCCTCAATCAAACTATTGAATGGTAGAGGAGTCTTGAAGACAACGGCACATTACAATTATTCTCAACCCACGAAAGTTATTAAAGTAAATTCAAAAAATAGACATATTGTTGATATTATGAGGAGTTGTGCACATGAATTAGTTCATCACTCACAATACGAACAAGGTCTTTTAGACGGTCCCAAACCACCCGACATTGGTGGAAATATAGAAGATGAAGCAAACTCAAGGGCGGGACAGTTTATCAAGTTGTACTCGAAGATGGATAGTACAATTTATGATGAATAAAACACCATTCATCATATAAACCAATATAATATTTCATAGTATGAAGAAGAAGATGATGGTAATAGCGTTAAGTTCAATATTATTAGTAGGATGTGGGTCCACTAAGGAACTAGACAAATGTTGCAAAGAAACAACTCAAGAGGAAAACAAAGTAGAGAAAATTGTAAGTAAAGACCCATTGATGAAATTATTAGCGTCTGCCTTAATTATATTCGCAATTAATACAATTGTGACTGGTGGTCGATAAGTGAACTAATTTTCATGTTCAAAGAGTTTATTTACCCTCTTTAATACTCGGTCACATAAAGACCTATAGTTTTTGTCGTATTGGTAATTACTTTGGTGTACTTTGTTCCCATATAGAATAGTTGCGTGGTTCCTACGAAGTAAACTACCTATTTTTGCGTATGGATAACCGAAACGTTCTCTTAGAATGTATGAAAATAGTTGTCTACCTTCAACAATATCTCTTAATCTCGATCTTGAAGTTAATTCTTCAATACTAATCGATCGTTCTTCTGATATTATTTTTAAAACCATATCGGTGTTAACAATCATTTTTTTGTTCGAAATAATTCTTGCTTTAGTGTTGGGATTTAATCCAACATACAAATACGGATGTACCATTATTAAAATTTATGTAAAGTGATTTCTAAATGTGATTCGATGGCCTTGTCGTATTGGTTACCATCAATTAAAATATTAGTATAGAAAACTTGGGACGTTAGTTTTAAAACATTTGAAGGCATTGCTCCATAGGTGTCAAGTGAGAATGTATATCTCGTTTTTTCACCCATATAATCAGTTTCAAGAATAGTTCGTTCTGTACAATATACACATGGAAAATCAATAGGTATCCATTCATCACCTAAACCATCGGTGATTCTTAAGTCATAATAATCGAATTCCCATTGAGTATCATCAATATCAAATCTTCTATTAATAATCGTACTTTCAAAATCTTGAGTTAGTAATAGATTACCTTGACTATCGACACCCGTCACATAGAAAGAACCCACAGACGCTTGATCTTCAGAAGTTACTGTAACTTCACTATCATAGTTTACATTGTCAATAACAACATCAATATCTACAACATCCCACCTACCATTTAAGTTAAGTTGGGGGTTACTTTCAAGTTCGTATTTTTCACATGATGCGAACAGTAAAACTGTTACTATCCACAAAAATATTGTTCTAAATTTATTCATCTCATCTAATTTTAAACAAATATAAGTATTTTTTTTGATATCACAACAAATTTCAAAATATTTTTATGATATTTATGTATAATGAGAATAGTAGTAAGTGAAAAACAGTTAGGTATGCTAGCGTCATACCAGTCTGATCTTGACGAACAAGAATCAGGTGATACAGGTGGTTCAGGAACTACGGCAGGATCTAAAGGACAGTGGGAAACAGGGGTATCAAGAGGTCCTGATAACCAAATTGGTCTTACTAAATGGTCTGACATAGTTGGATCTAAAATAAGTAGAGGTAAAGCAAACCCACTATATTAAGATGGTAGTACAAAGAGACGGTTTAATATTAGAAAGACATAATAGTATGATTAACTATAATGGTCATTCTTCAATTACCAAAGAAAAAAGAAATTATGTATTTGAAGCACATCTAACGGTAGACGAGAGATATTTCGTTTTACATGATGAAGTGTTCGATATTCAAGAACAGACGAAATTGGGTAACTTATGGGAGTCTGTAGATATATTTAAAACGATATTTTCAAATGTACAGGTGGATAACCCCGAATATAAAGAAATTCAAGAAGGATGGGCAAACTTACCTGTATTAGAAAATAGTGATAATTTATATAAATTAAGAGACTTCCTATTAGAATGGGACTTTTTTGATGATACATGGGTTGGTAGAAAAGTATCTGACGCAGGTACCGCAATAAAAGACACCGCAAGTGCTGCATGGGATAAAGTTAAGGAAATGGGTGTCGCCATAAGTAAGGGAGATTGGACAGAAATATTAAGTTTATTAGGAAAGGGTGTTTTATTTATATTAAGAAAATTAAAAGATGCCGCTTATAGTACTATAGGTATTATTGTGGATGCGATACTAGTAGCTACAGGTATTGGTAAAACAGCACAGGTTGTTGTTTGGGGATTAATCACGGCATTGGATGTATACCAAATTGCAAATAACGATTGGCCCGACGGTGATGATCGTGAACCACTATGGAAATACTTGGACTTAGGTTTTGATATTTTAGGATTAACACTCGCAGGGGTTGCCGCTAAAGGTGCACGTGCAGTCTTTAAACCATTATCAGGATTAAGTTCAAAACAAATGGCGGTAAAGGTTGCAAAGAGTCCAAGAATGAAAAGTTTTATTCAAAAGATGTATAATGGTAGTAAGAAAACTGCAAGTAAATTAAAAAGTATACAATCGAGAATTGCGAAGAAGTGGCCATCAGGTGCTAAGTTCATCGGTAAGATAATTGGGGGGTTAGCATCAATAGTAAAAAAATTACAATCTTATTTAGGTAGGATACTAAGTAAATCTAACTTAAAAGGAGTACAAAAGGGTGTAAAACCAGGAAAAGGTTTCGTACCTACAGTAAAAACAGGTAAAGAGTTTGCCAAGAGGGCGGCTGTTGCTGGTGGTGTCGCAGGAGGAATCTCCTACGGTGCAGAAAAAATAATCGGGGCTAAGGGTAATCAAGAAGACCCACTTGACTATATTAATAATACAGGTAGGGGTCCTGCCTTTGGTGTGGAACTCGATCAGGACGCAATCGATTTATAACATATTTATATATAAAATTAAAAATGAAATTATTAGACGTATTAACCGAAAGTAATAAAGAAGTTGAAGAACAACTACAAGGTATTCTTAGAGGTGCCGCGAAAAACATATCTAAAGTAAAGGGAGCTATAGATGATGTTGTAAAATTTGCACTTAATTCAGGTCAAGTTATTAAAAATGTAGATGGTGTTGCATTAGCAACATCTGATGACATTATAAAAGCGATGAAAGCGGGAACTTTAGGTTCTACGGGAGCATCTCAATTAGCATCTGGATTACTCAAATCAAACAGGTTACCTAAAGACATACAAAGAACATTAGTTAATGAAATTGCTGCGGGGTCTAAATTTCAGAAAGTCGTTGGTAGTGTTAAATCTGAGAAAGCATTAAAAACAAGACTCAGTAAAAAAGGTTATACTGCAGAGACTATCGAACTTATGATTGGTAGGGCTAAAGACCAAAAGATTGGTCCTTTTGCAGTAGTAAGTAAGGTTAAACCTAAAGTAAAGACAACCACAACAAAGAAAGCCACAACGACTACCAAAGCAACCACTACCAAGGCAGCAACAACAGGTACGAGTACAGTAAGTAAAAAATTAGATGATATTCTTGCCGCCCTAACGGGTACCGCTAAGAAGTCGGGTCAGGGTCAAAGAATATTAAAGTCTGCAAATAGATGGAAAAATTCTAAACTTGGAAAAGGTTTAGTTGGTGTTGTTACGAGAGTTGGATCTTTTGCACTCATCAAGAATTTACTATGGTTATTACTAATTGCGGGTGTTGGAGGATACATTATTTCAAAAATGTGGAAAAACTTTTGGTCTGAGGGAGATCCAATCCCATCTGATGACGATTTGATACCAGTAAACGATTGGCTTGAATGTATTGTAACACCTTTAGGTGATGACGCAAATGCAGAGATCATCGAACAAAATGGTGTAGCAGTAAAATATAAAATTGATAAGTTTGGTGGTAAAGAAACAGGTGGTCATGTAATTTTCACACCTGACTATAGAGTGAAGGCGGCGAACGGTATTGAAGGTACTTGGTCTTGTAACCAAACAGGTTTAGAGGAATCAATCAATGAACAAGGATTAAGTGGAATTGGTGATTCAAACTCATCTAATTCAAACTCATCTAATTCAGATTCATCTAAAATTGAGATATCAGCGAAAGATATGAGTAGAGCCATAGACAGTATTGAAGACAACTTAAGTGGTGATTATTTAGAATCAGATTCTACAGACCTTAAAGACGCTTATAATATCGTAAAAGGTTTACAAAACAGATCATATAAAGGTAGAGATGCCATACGTGTACTTATTAAGAATTACCCAAAAATTAAGGGTAAAGAATTAGGTACTCACATATTAGAACTTGAAAACTTAGATTTTGAAGCAACTGAAATAAGAGACGAACTTTTAAGTTTACTTGGATATTCAGTAGAAAAAAGTGGTGGTAACGATGATTCATCTAATAAGAAAGGTGATTCTGATGGTGGTGATGGAAACCCTAAAACAGGTTTATCACATATTACAGTTGTATGGGATGGTAAAGATGGTGGAGGAAAAGGAAAAGGTATTAAGTATGTACCATGTGATAGTTTCCCATTCAAGATCGGATGTATCAGTGATAAAATTAAAGACGTTCAAAAATGTGCTGGTGATTTAAAGGTGGATGGTTATTATGGACCAAAGACTGATGCAAGACTTGCCAAAGTTATAATTGGTTATTCTAAAACAATTACAAAAAAGAGTTATGATAAAATAACAAAAGAATGTAAAGGTAAAAAGTCTGACGGTGTTACTAAATTGAAGGCAGTTGATCCTGTAAAAAAGAGAGAGAAACTTACTAAGATCACACCATTAGAAATACAACCTATTGTATTACCAAAATTAGACATAGAAAAAATGATCAAGGTTCATGGACCTGAGAAGTTAGAGAATTACATTCAAAAAACTATTGACGGTAAACGAATAAAAGATATCATTGATAATGAGGTAAAATTCAGAGGTGGAAGGTTCATATTGAAATTGAAAGAAGAACTTACTGAGAAACAGTTAAAGGCAATAAATTACTATTTTGCATCAAAAGGTTTCAGTTTAGATAAAAAGAAAGAAACCCTTAAACAAGGAAAGTATGTTTGGAAGGCGGAGACATCAACCGCAAGAAGAATTGCAAGAAAGGAATTATCAATTGAGAAACTAAAAGACAAGCAAAATGAAAATTAATATAGATAACTTAGTTAAACAGACCTTAAATGAGAGGTACGAATTAAATAATAAATTCAAACTCATTTTAGAGAATGAAGAAACTAACGACGATGGTAAGTTTGATGATGTTGTGGATGCACTTGCCGATTTAGAAGGAATGGGTAAGAGTGATGATGAAATCGAAGGTTCTTTAGATGAAGGTATTACTGATTTCTTATCTCAGTATATTTCACCAGGTGGTGACAACGCATCTGATTCCGAAGGTAATTCTTTATCAAAGGGGGATCTGAAAAATAAAGTTAGTAGTGGTTTAATGTCACAAATACGTGAGTATATTATTAGAAAACTATTAGGTATGGTTGGATTCACTGGTGATTTACGTGATGCTGTAGCAGCTGCACTTGCAGATTTAAATTTGGGTGATGTATTAATTGTGTTCAAAGGACAAGAAAGTTGTAAAAAACATGGAGATAAATTAGCCGATGCATTTATGGAAGGATTATTTGTATATGTTTCGGGTGGTGCAGAAAAAAATTCAGCAGCAGCCAACTTCCTAAGACAGGTTGGTGGTGAGTATTTGAAAGGTACTAACTTTGGGGAGATGTTGGCAGATTCTATCTGTGGTATGAACCTTAGAAGTAAGTTGAAAGTTAATTAACATTCACAAAAAAATCTGTTCAAAAAAATGTTAAATACCCTGTTGATTCGGGGTATTTTTTTTATCTAAAAGATATTTATAGTAAGAGATTGGGATTTTGGTCGATCCACAATTGATAAACGAGAACAAAACAAAAGGAGGTGTAATCTAATATCTCGGCAAAGGGGTCATATGACCTCTTTGTTCGTTTTACACTTCAGAGTTTAGCATAAAAAAAATGAACCATTTTCACAGTTCATTTTAGTGGAGGTGGAGGGTTTCGAACCCTCGTCTTGCTAGTCCCAACTATAGAGGACTACACGTTTAGGATAGTATTTTCTAATACTCCAAAATTTGATGACCATTTTTTAACTATTGTGATCAACACCCAATAGACCATTCGATTTTGGGTTCAATGGTAATCCACCTTTTTAGGAGTTTCTGTTTCTAGGTATTTCACTCTCTAACCCATTGTAGTAATAACCTTAGGATACTGCTACTTTAGAATCAACAGATACTAGACCCATTAATTCCATTTGTGAATAAACGTCTCCGTTTAAAAATATTCTCCATAGATTTAAGTGATAGGAAACATCTCACTACGTGCCCTGTTATAATTGATTACTCCAATCAATTCCAGTCACCCCCAATTATTTTACCTCTTTTATAAGATCTTTTGTTGGTTTCTTAGGTGATTTTGGTTTAGAACCACCACCTGATGTCTTTTTTCTTGGTTTTCTGTTTGGTTTTGGTTTAGAAACCACTACAGGTTTCACCTCTTCCTTTTTGATACCAAAGAGTTTTTTAAAAAAGTCGATAATTTTTTTCATAATTTTAGTTTGTTTTTAGATAAATATACTGTTATATGTGTTAATTGTAAATCTTTATTTTGTTGGTACATACTCGACTATTGAGGGAGACTCAGTGTTAATAGGGTTTTCACCTTGACAATTTAGTGGAAAATGTTTCTCATATAACGCCTCAAAAAATAGTTTGTTTTTTAACCATTTTTTATCAGTTTCACCAATAGACTTATGATAGAGTTTAATTTTAGTTGTTACACCAATCTTTATACCTTCAATATAATTTAAAAGACATATTGGTAGATCATAAAAGTGAAACCCTTCAAATTGAGGGTCAAAGTTATGTTTAATTCTTTTTTTATGTACCATCATAAATAACCCGTCAATTACTACGACATCTTTGATTGTGTCCCCAAACGATTTAGAATAATTAGACATGTATTTTTTTGGTCCATTGATATGACCCACCTGACCTTGCATTGATTCTCTATCTTTCCACCATTGTCCTGAAATAAGTTTATCTGTTCCCGCAATTCCTAAAATACCATATTCGGGATTTTTGTTAAACAACTTTAAGATTTTAGGTGTAATGTTTTTGGTTTCAAACTCTAAATCATCATGAATGAATACAACAACATCGTTTGATGATTTTTCTAATCCTTCGTTATATATGTCTGATAAAGATCTTTCACCATTATTTTCATAAACCAAATATTCATTTTTTGGGTGTGAGAAAAACTTCTTTACATGACTTAAATAATCTTGATCTATTTTTCTTGTTGAGTAAACTACGGTAATTGTATTCATGTAGTAATAATAAATAAAAAACTACAATTAATCAACTTCTTTTTTCTCCTCGATAAGTTTATTAAGTTCTTCTTGTGTGAAAGTTACTGCAAGATTCATATCCCAATCCTTATCAGACTCTGAAAATCTTTTTTCTACTCTCTTTCTTAATATGGACAAAACTCCGAGGTCATGTGCTCGATGGTACAATTCTTCATAAAAATCACTATTTGTCATTGAACTAGTTTTTAAGTGTTTTATAAATACATCAAAAATTAAACTCTATCATAGTCATCCTCTACTCTTATAATATCATCTTCACCGAAGTAATCACCTGTTTGAACTTCTATAAATTCAATAATCTCATCAGTTTCATTTATCGCTCTGTGTCTACCCCCTAAAGGTATTCTTATACTTTCACCGTAAGATCTAAATATCTTTTGGTCGTCTAATATTATCGATAGTTCACCTTTAATTACTGTCCATGATTCCCTTCTTCTTAAGTGGTATTGATATGAGAGTTTAGAATTGGGGTTTATTCTTATATGTTTTACTTTAACATTTTCGTTTTCAAATAATATTGTATAGTCACCCCACGGGCAATCAACTTTTGATTTGTCTACACCTTTCCACTTTATATCTATCATATTCATAAATATACCTTGGGTTGGGAAGATGGGGATTGAACCCATATGTAACCAATTACTCTTTCTACTGCGTATAAGACAGAGGAGATACTTCCCAATATAGTACACCCGATAGGACTCGAACCTATAACCGTCTGCTTAGAAGGCAGATGCTCTATCCAATTGAGCTACGGGTGCATTTGTACCGAAGGACGGACTCGAACCGTCACGGACATTACTGTCCAAGGGATTTTAAGTCCCTCGTGTCTACCAATTCCACCACTTCGGCATGGTGTAAATGTATGAACCAAATTATTTAGAATCAACCCCCCACCCCATATAAACAAAAAAACCCCACATTTCTGTGGGGTTTACTATCATTCTTTAACGTTTATTTTTGACTATTCAGTCAACAACTGTTTAGATGTTTTTACGGGTTCACACCCATCTTTATCGATCTTAGTTAACCTATTCTCGAACTTATCAAATCTACTGTCAATGTGACGATATAGATTATCAATTTGATTGTTGAGGTCTTTCACCTCACCATCCACCCTAAGGTGGATCTCTCTTTGATTATTGTCTAAATCTAATTGTGTTCCATTTATGACTTCCTCGAAATCATTGGAACGTTGTTTAACCTTAAATATACCTACTATAGCATACCCTAAACCGAGCACACCAATTGATGTAAACATACCTAAAACGAATTCTAAATTTTCCATAATTTATAATTTTAATTTAATTTATGTCAAAGAACGATAGTTGTACTCCGTAGGAGAATCGAACTCCTATTACCAGGATGAAAACCTGGCGTCCTAACCGTTAGACGAACGGAGCATCTGTCTAAAATAAATAATAAGAAATATAATTTAGATAATCAATCCCATAGTTCCGACTATTTATATATTAGGGTGAATGACCCATTAAAAAAGTAAAAATAAAAATTATGGCATTTAAAGACTTATTTAAAGACGAAAACGACATTAATGAAAAATCTGTCGTTGGATTTGCATCATTTGCAATTATGACTTTGTTCGCACTTGCAGATTTACTTACAGGGTATTTTGGTACAGACCTTGTAATCAATGAGTTTATCTATAACTCATTCGTAGTTATTACATTAGGTTCTTTTGGTATTGCTGAAGTTGGTAAAATCTTTGGTAAAAAAGGACAAGAAGGACAAGAATAAAAAACAAAGAATGATTTTAAAAATTGGATCAAGAGGAAAAGAAGTCAAAGAACTTCAAGAATTTCTTGAAATCGGAGCGGATGGTGTCTTCGGTTCAGGAACTGAATCTGCAGTTAAGAAATGGCAGTCCGAAAATGGTTTGGGGAGTGACGGTATTGTCGGTCCTGCCACTTGGGATGCTATGGGTATTGCTACTACTGATAATTCAGAAAAAATATATGAAACGGAAAATGGATTGATTGTTAATAGACATCTTTTACCTGTGGGGGAATATAAACAAGGTCCCACAAATAAAGAATATGTTTTCATACACCACACAGCGGGGTGGCATAATCCATATAATTGTATTGACCAATGGGCCAGAGATACTAGAGGTGCGGTAGCCACTGAATTTGTATTAGGTGGTCCGTCCGTAAAAGGTAACGACACTAAATATGATGGAGAAATGGTACAATGTATACCCGAGGGTGGATACGGTTGGCATTTAGGAAAAAATGGTTCACGACACATGCACACACACTCAGTTGGTATCGAGGTTTGTAACTTCGGTTGGGTTAAGAATGGTAAAACATACGCAGGTACAAGAGTACACGAAAGTCAATTAGTTACACTTGACCAAGAGTTTAGAGGACACAAAACATGGCATCGTTATTCTGATACACAAATAGAATCACTAAGAAAGTGGATTTTATGGGTTGGTGAGAGAGATTCAATAGATGTTCGTAAAGGTTTACCTGAATCAATTAAAAAAATTGGTGTCTCCGCATTTGAATTTAATGAAGATGCATACTACGGTAGAATCAAAGGGTTATGGACCCATACTAACACTCGTAAAGATAAGGTTGACATGTTCCCACAAAAAGAGTTGGTAGACATGTTAGTTAGTTTATAGGGCAAAAATAAACCCCAACAAGGATTGCTGGGGTTTTAGGTCTTCAACGGTTTCAACACCATTGATTAACGAGAAAAACGAGAAGGTTATCGGCAAAGAGAACCTCTGATGTATAAATATATATAAAAATCAAAAAAGTTACGATATCTCCTAAATTAGGGGTAAATTTCCTAAAAAAGTTAAAGAATCATTTTCGTACTTGATCTCCACTGTCGTGTTTTCTACAATTTGACCTAATAAAATTTGATCACTTATAAAGTCTTCACACATATTTTGTATAATTCTCCTAATAGGTCTTGCACCATATTCCTCTTCAGAATTTCTTGAAAGAATTTCCTTATACACTGTTGGATGAAATTTTATATTGTAATTCTTATCTCTCAATCTACTCTTCAATTTGTTCATTTCGATAGTGACAATCTTCTTCAAAGACTTATTATCTAATTTATTGAATACGATTATATCATCAACCCTATTGAGAAACTCAGGACTAAATTGTTGTTTCAAAGATTTTCTAATTATAGAGTCTTTAACCTTTTCTCTATTAGTTCCATCGTCAAAACCTACACCACTACCAAAATCAGCAACTTTTTTAGCACCGATATTAGATGTCATGATTATTAAAGTATTTGTAAAGTTTACTTTTCTACCGAAAGAATCAGTTAAATGTCCTTCGTCCAAAATTTGAAGTAATAAATTAAAAACGTCTTTATGTGCCTTTTCAATCTCATCAAATAGTATAACAGAGAAAGGATTGTTTTTAATTTTTTCTGTTAATTGACCACCTTCATCATAACCAACATACCCTGGTGGAGAACCAATTAGTTTTGATAAATTATGTTTCTCCATAAACTCACTCATATCAACCCTGATTATTTTTTCGGGATCATTGAATAGTGTTTCGGCTAAAGTTTTTGCGAGGTAAGTTTTTCCCACCCCCGTTGAACCTAAGAACATGAATGACCCAATCGGTCTATTAGAACCTCTAACACCAACTCTATTTCTTCTTATCGCTTTAGAGATTGTTGCGATGGCATCGTGTTGTCCGATAACCTTTTTCGTTATGTGGTTCTCTAAATTGAGTAAGTTTTTAGATTCTTTAGTATCGAGTTTATTGATGGGTACACCAACAGTATCACTTATCATTTCGTAAACATCATCAATATCGATAGGTTTCTTATTTTGTTTTTGTTCTTCATTCCATTTCCTTTTCTCAGTTTCCAATTTTTTGAGGACGTTCTTTTCTTGATCTCTTAGATTTGCCGCCAGTTCATAGTTTTGGTCTTTAACTACTTCAAGTTTCTGAAGTTTAATGTCTTCCGCATTTTTTTTCAATTTTTCTATTGAGTCAGGAACTTTCACAGTAATTTTCTTTTCAGAACCCAACTCGTCTAATATGTCAATTGCCTTATCGGGAAATTGTTTGTCTGTTATATATCTCTTTGATAATTTGACTATGGTTTCAATAACACCTTTAGTATATAAGACCCTATGATAATCCTCGTAAGATAATTTTAAGTTCTTTAATATTTCAGTAGTCTCATCAGATGTTGGTTCTCTAAGGATAATTTTTTGGAATCTTCTAACCAACGCACCATCTTTCTCAATGTTCTTTTTAAATTCATCGAAAGTGGTTGCCCCAATACATTGTATTTCACCTCGGGCTAATGCGGGTTTAAGTATGTTTGCTGCATCCATAGAACCTGAAGCATTACCTGCACCCACCATCGTGTGTAATTCATCAATGAATACAATTACGTTTGGTGCATCTTCTAATTCATTTAGTATTGCCTTGATTCTCTCCTCGAATTGTCCACGGTATTTTGTTCCCGCAACCAATGCCGTTAGATCAAGTGCCATAATCCTCTTATCTAACAAGTTAGTTGGACAGGTACCTTCTGTTATCATAATTGCCAATTTTTCAACAAGTGCGGACTTACCGACACCCGCTTCACCGACAATAACAACATTATTTTTCTTTTTCCTTGATAGGATCCTCGCAATTCTCATTACCTCTTTATCCCTACCAATAATAGGGTCAATCAAGCCCTCACTTGCAAGTTTTGTTAGGTCCCTTGAAAAATTATCGAGTACAGGTGTGTTACTGTTTTTCTTACCTTTTCTTTGAGTTTGACCCTCATCCTTGTCTTCATAAAAATCTATAGACATACTTTTTTAGTTTTTAAAAATATACAAAAAATTATACCAAATGTCAACCTCGACATATACCTAAATTATATAATGTCAATATGTCACGTATAATTATTATATTTGTGACAAAATAACATGTTTTGTCTATTGGTACGTATTTGGTACTATAAATTATAAATAAACAATTAAAATTTAAACACATGTTATTATTTAAAAAAGACCCATTTTTTAATTTGGTTGGTGAGTTCCTTAACGATCATAATGTATCTCATAGAGAATCAATAAATGTTTTAAGGAACGTTACAGAAAACGAATATGAATTAGAGTTCGTTTTACCTGGCCTTTCAAAAGAGGATGTTAATGTAGTCGTTGAAGACAATAAACTAAAGGTGTCTTATAAAGACGAAGAAAATGAAAATTCTTATACAAGATCATTCGATAGATCTTATGAATTACCCGAAGATGTTAATCAAACTAAGATTAGTGCCAAGTCACAAGACGGTATTTTAAAGATTACAATACCGAAAGTAAAGAAGTCGTCTAAACAACGAACCATCTTAATCAAATAAATTAAACCCCCGTAATTGGGGGTTTATTTTTTTACAGATATTTATTTAGAACATCAGACTAACTTGATTTTGTCTTGAATAATTGGTATAATTAATATAAAACAGAATAATATGGCAATTATAACAGAAAAAATCGAAGGGAAAAACATTTTCGTAGAGATTCAATCGTCGAATTTACAGTCTGCGTCTTATAATACTGAAGACGAAACATTACAAGTCACTTTCAAGAGTGGTGTTGTTTATGAGTATTATAAAGTTCCGTGGCAGAAGTTCACAAAACTTAGAATGGCGGAATCGCAAGGTAGGTACTTTAATTTGAATATATCTAAGACCTATGAGTATAAGAAAATGGAATAATGAATAACACGATTGTTGATGAACTGATTGAGGAAATCGGAAACAACCAAGAGATTGTTAAATCTTTTGAAATAAGAACTTCACTATCAGAAGATATTTTTGAAAATAAGGATGGTGAATTTTCTATGCATGATGAGATCAGAAATAGACTTGTTGAAGTAACTCAGAAATTCATGGATTTTTTAGATATCGAATTCTTTATACATGATATCATTCTTACAGGTTCCCTATCAAACTATAATTGGTCAAAATATTCAGACGTTGATTTACATATATTAATTGACTACAACGAGACAGAGTACAATTTAGACTTATTAAAGGGTTTCTTTAATAGTAAAAGAAGTTTGTGGAACAAACAACACGAAATTTTAATAAAAGGTTTTGATTGTGAAATTTATGTTCAAGACGTAAATGAAAAACATACCGCTTCGGGTATATATTCTGTATTGAATGATAATTGGATTGTTGAACCTAAACAGACAATACAATCTATTGATAAGAGTATGATCATAAAAAAGGCATCAATTTTCGAAGATAAAATCGATGAAATAGAAGAAAACTTCTCTAAAGGAGAGGATGTAAGTGACGATATCCTTAAGACTAAAAAGAAGTTAAAAAAGTTTAGACAGAGTGGTTTAGATAAAGGGGGAGAGTTTTCCTATGAAAATCTCGCATTCAAATTATTAAGGAGAAATGGATACATAGGCAAGTTATTAGACATCCAAACTAAAACCACTGATAAGAAATTATCTATAGCACAACAATAAACGATATTTTTTTCTCGATATTGTAGTATTTATAGAATAAGAATAAGTTATTAACTAATATTTATAATATGTCAGATCTTAAACCATTAGGTAGTGAAAAATTATCTGGTGACGATAAATTAAAAAGAATTATGGAGATCGCCAACTACGGTAGGTCAACTAAAAATTCTGTCACCGAAAATAAAAACTCCTCTATTGAATTCTCAAAAGAATCAAATAACGGTACATATGGTATCGTAAGAGAGAAAGATGGATACTACGTAAAGAAAGGACTTAATGAAAGTACCTTAGATTATATCGGTGGTATTTTCATGAAGAATAAAAATCGTTTTAAATCATACGCAGAAGCGTTTAAAAGATTGGAATTGATTAGTGGTCAAGAATCACTCAATGAAGCGAAAAAGTACGTTTTAAAATCCAAAAGTAAACCTGCGGAATCGGTAGCACCCGAGGCACCAATAGAAGATATTCCTGCACCTGTTGCGGAACCTGAAATTGGTCCTGAACCTGAAGAGGCTCCTGTTGACGATTTACCACCTGCAGATGCGGGTATCGAAGGTGATGAAGAAATGGGTGGTGAAGATGATGGTAAAAGGTCAGACTATATGGCTGAAGTACAAAAATTCTCAGGAAAATTAGGACAATCGTTAAGAGACGTTAAAGAGAGAATGGAAAGTGACGACATCAAATATGTTATTAATATGGTTCTTTCAGCGGTAAATCTTGATTCACTTGATGAAGATGATAGAGAAGAAATTGCGGAAAAATTCGAACCAAAAGACGAAGATTTCGGTGGTGATGAATTACCATCTGTAGACGATGAACTACCTTCTAATGATGGTGAAGAGGGTGACGAAGAAGAAGTAGATGAAATCATGGATAAACTTGAGAGTTTTGTTAACGACGAACCCACTATTCAAAAAGAAGAATTACCTGAAGATGAGAAATCCATCGAAGACTACGCAGATTTAAGTGTTAAACACGAAGAAGAAGTGGGTGAAATGGAAACTTACGAAGGTGATACTAACGAAATAGAAACTGAAATAGATTTGGATGAGCTTAAGTCGGAAATCAACAAACACGTTGACGAGACTATAAGCAAATATTTCGAATAAAATGAGACTGATCTATATCAATGAAATTGGATCTGACTATAAGGGACAGAAACAATATGAGTTCATTTTCAGTAAACATACTGAGTTTGATATAGATGAGTGGTACCACATTCCCGCATCCTCTTACCCCGATTCACTATCCCCCGATTTAGAATATGTCGATTTAGTTGGTGTTTTAAAGAACACTAACATTGATTTGGACCTTGTGCAGAAATCTGATTATTTTGGTATAATCGATGCTGTTGATGGGGTCATATCTTTAGGATGGGAAAAATTTGATGAAGAAGGTGAAGAAGATAGACTCACTTTCAAATTTTCAGAGAAAATAGAGAGTGTAAAAGAAAAATTAAAAAGTAGAGGGTACAACCTTATAAACGAAGAACTAAAATATAATTTAGGGGTATGAAAAATAGAAAACAAATTATAAATAAACTTATAAATGAGGGTTTATCAGATAAACTTTTAAGTGGTTTGAATGACAAACAATTAACTGAATTGTCTGAAAGACTCATTTCGGAACAAACCCTAAACATCTCTAAAGATGATAATCAAGCCATAGACAAGGCGAAGAATGACAATAAAACTTTTGTAACTTATGAAGAAGATCAAACAGACGTTGATGAAGAAAACGATTGTGATGAGTGTCAAGAAAATGTTGAAGAAGATCAAGAAGAAATTAACGAATGGGTTGAAGGGTTAGTAAATGAAAAATACTATCACGGTACAACAACTAAAAAAGAAATTTTCGAATTGATTGGGTCATTATCTGACACGGCAGATAGTTTAGTTGATGCACAGAGTATGTTCGACGTTGATGAACAACAACCTGCACCTTCTAAACCTGATGTAGACACACCAACAAGGGAGAAACCAAGTAAACCAGGAAGAGAAAATCCTTTCAAACCAAAACATAAACCAAAACCAAAGGCAAGATTACCTAAAGTATTGTCATTTGACGCGATTGGTATCAATTTAAAACAAGCGGCAGAATGATAACGAAAAAAAACTTATTAGAAACAATCAAAAAAATTAAGGAAGCACCAATGGATTATGGTGACAATCCCGAAAGAATTGAAAAAGGTATTGAGGATAAATTAAGAGATAAAGAAACACCCTTCAAAGATAACCCATCTTTTCCTGAAGAACAACCAGACGGTTTACCTTCTAATTGGGAGGAATTATTAGCGTCTAAAAGATTTAAGGACGTTGTAGAAAAGGTAAAAAGATATACAGGATTTGAAGGTGATGTAAGTACACAAGGGTCATTAATGTCCTTACAACAAACATTAATGGGCACTCTAAGATCTGTTATGTCTTTTGAAGTAGAGAATAAAGAATACTTAGAAAACTTAGCGGTAGAATTAGTAAAGAAAGAAATGGCACTTCCTGAAGATCAATTACAGTTTGATGCCAAGATAGTACCAATGGGTGGTATTGACCCTGAAGGTTTTCAAATGCAAGGTGAAGACCCAAGTGAGGAAGAAGTAGAACAACAATTTGGTGTTGATAATGAAAGTGCAGAAGATGATGTGGAAGAGTTTATCACCGCAATGGAAAAATTTGATGCTGAGACCGCAAAAAGAAGATTTATAAACGCACTTATACAAGGTGCATCGAAGAAAGGACATTACATGTTTGAATTAGTTGCAAATGAGTTAACTGATAGAAACCCTAATATTGTAAACCAATATGGTGTATTAATGTCTGTAAATGATTTGATGTATTGGTTATTACCCGATGGGGTTATCGAAGGTCAATTTGGTCAAGGTGGTTTTGCGGGTAAAGAAGAAGTTGATACGGAAACAGATCCACCAACAGTTAAGGCAAGGGCGGTGTTTTTTCCTGCACTTGTACATGAACTAATTAAAGGTGTAATGGAAATTTTAGGTACACAAGGTTTACCTGATGACCCAAGATCTGCAGAAATGGTTATGAATAAAACAGATACTATACCTTCTGAAATTTGGGATTTAAGATTAGGACCTATTATTTGGGAAAAATTCTACGAGTCATACCCAAACAAATTATTTGATGAGGATTTAAGATACATACAAAACTACCTATTCTCAAGGTTCTCCGCATTGAATACAGAAGAATTCTTTAAAGTTTCAAGAGAAATACTTAGAGGTAGTGAACTTGGTAAAGACATTGTAAATAAAATGGTTAATCAAATTATCGAAGATTTGAAAAGAGAAGATTATGAGGAGGACGAATATAATCGAGAAATTGGTAATGACGATGACGATGGGTTAAGTGGTTTGTTAGGATCTTTAGGAATAACCTTAGGACCCGAAGACGACAACTAATCTACACGAATTATAGGAAAGTGGTCATAGGACCACTTTTTTTGTATTTATAGGATATGGATAAACATAAATTAATACAGTTAAAGGAGTACGCTAAGATCATGAAGGATACTCCGTATGCCCTAAAAACGTATTTGACTACATATGATAACACAAAAAAGACATATGTACCATTAGAACTGTTTCCTGACCAAGTTCAATTACTTGAGGACTACGATAATTACAATGAAAATATTACTCGTAAATATAGACAGGCAGGTGTATCAACTGTAACCGCAGCATGGTTATCTAAAAGAATACAAACAGCAAAACCTGACAATCCCGAAAGAATTCTTATTATTGCGAATAAGAGAGATACCGCAATTGAGATGGCTAACAAAGTAAGAAGTTTCTTAGAACAGTGGCCTGAGTGGATTAACGTAGGTTTCTCCGCAGATAAAAACTCTGAAAGTCGTTACAGAATGAATAACGGTTGTGAGGTTAAAGCCGTCGCAACATCCGCAGATGCATTACGTGGTTATACACCAACAGTACTTGTATTTGACGAAGCGGCATATATTGAAGCGGGAGAAGACTTTTGGGCTGCGTGTATGGCATCTCTATCTACGGGTGGTAAGGTTATTTTAATTTCAACACCTAACGGACATGATCCGATATACTACGGTGTTTATGATCAAGCACTAAGAGGTATGAATGACTTTAAAATTACAGATGTAAGATGGTTTAAAGATCCTCGTTATGCTGGTGATTTAAAGTGGATACGAGTTGATGATATTATTCATTATATGTTGAATAGAGAACAATATAATGATGACGAAATAATTTTAGAACAAGGTTGGAAGGGTTATGAGGATTTACTCGAAAAAGGATATAAACCCTATTCTCACTGGTTTGAGAATATGGCAAAAAAATTCAAATATGATAAGAGAAAAATCGCACAGGAATTGGAGTGTGACTTCCTCGGGTCTGGTGATGGTGTTATCCCAAACACCGTACAGGACATCATAAGAAAAACTATGATCAAGGACCCCATTGAAAAATATATGCAGGGCACTTTTTGGTTATGGAAAGAACCTATTGAAGGTCACAGATATATTATGGGTGTTGACGTATCCCGAGGTGATAGTGCCGATTCATCATCAATATGTGTTATTGATTTTGATGAAAATGAACAAGTCGCAGAATATGTTGGTAAGATCCCCCCTGATGATTTAGCGTCAATAGTTTATAAGTGGGGTACGTTATATAAGGCGTTTGTTGCTACTGACATAACAGGTGGAATGGGTATTGCAACATCTCGTAAATTACAGGAGATGGGTTATAACGACCAATATGTTGACGGTGTAAACACAAATGATATTTGGAAGTATAACAAAAAAGCACAGGAAAAGATACCTGGCATTAATTTTAACAATAAAAGAACACAGATAGTTGCCGCTTTTGAGGAGAGACTTAGACACGGTTTTCTTGTCAGATCCTCAAGGTTACTTAATGAATTAAACACATTCGTTTATATTAACGGTAGACCTAACCACATGAAAGGTGCTCATGATGACGCAATAATGGCAATGGCGATTGCTATGTATGTGGGTGATGTTTGTTTTACTCAGTTAAAGAGAAACGACACCGCAAATAAAGCGATGTTAGATTCTTGGGTATTATCTGAAAGAACATATGAGACTAAGAAATCGTTTTATTCCCATGGAACCGCGTTTGATGCAATTGGTTCTATGAAAACTGACCAAGGAACAATACCTATGAACCCTAATGGTGACGGTAATTTAAGTCTTGATCAATACAAAGAATATATGTGGTTATTCGGGGGTAGAAATAAACAGGTTTAAAAATTGAAATTTTTTTCTTATATTATAATGTATAATATTTATTAATATGGCCAAACAAAATCTAACAGTATATCAAAGACTTACAAAGGTGTTCGGGTTTACCGCAGAGAGACCTACTACACCACAATATAAGTTCGATAGAGATCAAATTCTTAAAACAGATAGTAGAGAGGATTATGAGAAGGAGATGTTGCAACAACAACAGTCTGCATACATATCTGACAAGTGGACAAAACTTGATCAGTCACTTTATAATCAATCAGTATACTATGAACCAAATAGGTTAGCAGCATACTACGATTACGAATCAATGGAGTTTACACCTGAGATTTCTGCGGCATTGGATATATACTCTGAAGAGTCAACAACACTTTCAGAAAAAGGTGAAATCTTAACCATATATTCAGAATCTAAAAGAGTAAAAAATATTTTAGAAGATTTATTTTATAACATATTAGATATTAATACAAATCTACAAATGTGGTGTCGTGGTACTTCAAAGTACGGTGACAACTTCGTTTATTTAAAAATAGATCCAAGTAAAGGTGTTATTGGTTGTCAACAACTACCAAACATAGAAATAGAAAGACAAGAGGGGGCAGCATCACAAGTACATAAGTCAGAACAACCTTCAGGTGTTCAACTACCGAGTAGAGAACTTAGGTTTACATGGAAAAACAAAGACATGGAATTCCAAGCTTGGGAGGTTGCACACTTTAGACTTTTAGGTGATGATAGAAAATTACCTTATGGTACATCGATGTTAGATAAGGTTAGACGTATATGGAAACAATTACTTCTTGCGGAAGATGCGATGTTAATATATAGAACATCAAGAGCACCTGAAAGAAGAGTATTCAAAGTCTTTGTTGGTAATATGGATGATAAAGATATTGAATCATACGTACAAAGAATTGCAAACAAGTTCAAAAGAGATACTATAGTAGATCCAAAAAATGGTCAGGTTGATATGAGATATAACCAAATGGCTGTTGACCAAGATTATTTTATACCTGTTAGGGATCCTTCACAAACATCACCTATTGAAACTCTACCAGGAGCACAAAATTTAGGTGAGATTGCGGATATAGAATATATCCAAAAGAAATTATTAGCGGCACTAAGAATACCTAAGGCATTTTTAGGTTTCGAAGAAATAGTGGGTGAAGGTAAAAGTCTCGCATTGATGGACATTCGTTTTGCGAGAACAATCAATAGAATTCAAAAATCATTGATTCAAGAACTTAATAAGATTGCATTAGTACACTTATATCTATTAGGTTTGGAAGATGAGTTAGATAATTTTACATTATCATTAACTAACCCATCGGCACAATCTGATCTCTTAAGAATTGAACAATGGAAAGAAAAAGTAACTCTATATAAAGATGCAACTTCAGATCAATCACAAATAGGTATTCAACCTGTTTCACATACTTGGGCTAAAAAGAATATCCTTGGTATGAGTGATAATGATGTAGTTCTTGATTTACAACAACAACGACTCGAAAGAGCGATGGGTGCGGAATTAGGTATTACTCAGAACATTATTAAACGAACGGGCATATTTGATGAGGTAGATAAGAAATATGGTATTCCTGAAGAAGAAAGACAATCGATGGATGATTCAGGTCAATCCGCACCCGCAGATGGTGGGGGAGGTGATGACTTTTTATCGGGAGGTGGAGATAGTTCGCCACCACCGCCAGACGATGCACCTTTAAGTGAAGGTCAAAAAACAAAAAAGACTAAAATATTAGGTGAATTGGGAGACGAAAAATTAGAATTTGATGATCTTTTTGATTCCGAGAAGGCACAACGTAATATTTATGAGATAGAGAATAAACTCAAAGACATTATAAACGAGTAATTATGGAGACATTCGGAACAATTAAAAACAAAATATTAATAAAACTCACCGAAAGTTACGGTGATGATAAATTCAAAGAACACCTTAATAAGGTTTTTAGACCTATTATGGAAAATGAGTCTCTTAAAGAATTATATTCTTTATATGAAGAGATAGAGACAATGTCTTTTGGAGATAAAGAAACAGCAATAATTTATGTGGATGAAATATCTAAAGTATTAAATACAAGATATGATAAGATGACAGATACGTTCCACACAAGATTATTAAAGACGATAAATGAACATTTAAAGGATGTTGAGTGTAAACCAAATGAATTGTATGAACACTTAGATACTCTATTAATTCCTGATACTTTAACAAACATATCAAAGAAAGTCTTGGCAAAGAAAAAACTTGTAGAACATCTTACAACTCCAAAGACGATTGAAAATGTTACATTTAAGTCAGTGAATGAAAACTTATTAAATTCAGTTTTAGTAAATAACTTTAACGTTTCATATGATGAACAGTTAACAGAAAATGAGAGGGAGAAATTGAAAGATTATATGTCTTTAAGTGGAAAAGAGATCCAAGAAAAATTTTCTGAACTAAAGGAATCTGTATATGAAAAGTTAGATACACTTAGTGAGGGTGAGAAAGATTTCACAGAGAAATCTAAGCAAGTCAAAGACGAGGTAGGGGAAATGGGAGTAACCCGTTACAATCTATTTCGATTAGAGGATTTATCAAACAATCTAATTTAAAACAATTAAAGTGTCCCATCGGACACTTTTTTTTTACTTCTCTTCTTCGGTCCTAATTTTTTGAATGTAGATTGCCTTTTGTTTTTGAAGTCTTTTTTTAACAGAGGGTTTTGTGAATTGTTTACCTTCTCTTAATTTGTTAATTTGTTTTGTTCGTCTAACCTTTTTTCTGAGTCTTTTTATTGCCGACTCAATTCCACCTTTATCTTTATTTACTTTTATTATTAACATACTAGAATATATAATAAATATACTAGAAAAATTTGATATAATAAATAATTTTACGTATTATTTTATTACACCATAAAAGAGATAAGATGGAAAAAAATGAAATTAGGAAGATTTATCCCATTAGGAAACTACAGGGATGTCAAAATAGGTTATGGTACAATTAACCATAGAGATTTAAAAACAATATATCTGAAATTAAATTCGTGGTTAGAACCACAAGATTCTGATATTAATTATGATTCGATAGTAAAACTTTCGAGAACCAAAGTAAGAAAACTAATATATAATTTAGGTTTTGATATTTTTAGACCTGAGAGTATTGTTGATTTAGATATAAGAACAAAAGGTATTAGTAAAGAAAAAAGGTCTTTTATGGATTTGGAGATTACTTTATACGTCCTCAAAGACATCAATATTAAAAGTGAACAACTAAAACAAGACATAAATTCTTTAGTAAGAGAGATAGTTGACACTTGTCTAAACGACGAATTATTATTTAATTTCAACAAAAAGAAAAAATAACTTAGATATTGATGTATTTATAGGTAATAAAACTATAGATACATGAAGGTACTAGGACCAAACGAAATAGGTAAAGGAATTCTCATAGAGTATGATGCAGGTCATATATCTCCTGAGGAGAATAAAAAGGTGATACGAGAAATGAAGGGGATTGATTTCTCTGAAGATATCGTTCTTTACGCTGTTTTACAGAAATTCGACACACCAAATAAGAATGGTAGAATATATCCTGAAAAACTTCTCAAGAGAGAAGTAGAGAAATATCAGGATGTTATTGGTAAAGGTTCTGCACTAAATGAACTAAACCACCCCTCATCATCACTAATAGATTTAGATAGAGTTTCCCACACAATTGAAGAAACGTGGTGGGACGGTAAAATATTAATGGGTAAGATAAAACTACTCTTATCCCCTGGTTGGAAGAAATCAGGAATTGTAAGTACTAAAGGTGACCAAGCCGCAATGTTACTTATGAACGGTGTTACTCTCGGTATATCCTCAAGAGGAGTAGGATCACTAAAATCAGAAAAAGGACAGAATATAGTCCAAGGAGACTTTGAATTGGTTTGTTTTGACTTAGTTTCATCTCCATCTACACCAGGGGCATACGTTTTTAAAGATATTGAAGATAGAGATCAATATGAAGAATCTATTGAAGAACAACCTGTTGTCGATGAAAAAATGTCAAGGTTAATGGGTAAGTTAGACAATTTCCTGTCAAGATAGTTAATTTTTCTTTGATCCGAACATCATTAAACTTATTTTTTCTGAATTACGAAGTATTTATTAGTAAACAATTTTATAACAAATGAAAAAATCCATTTTAGAACAAGCATTGCTACAAGTCCAAGACTTGGAAGAGGCAGTTAAGCAAAACGCAAAAGGTATACTTGCTTCCACGATGAAGGAAGAACTAAACGATGTGCTTAATGAAACCATGGAAGAAGAGGTAGTTGAGGGTAACAAAACTCCTATAACAGAAGACGAACAAGATATACCAATCTCGGAACAATTTGATGACGAGGAAGGGAATGAAGACGAAGCTTCGATAAATGACGAACCATCAGACGAAGAAGATCCTGATTTAGAAGATGAGGGTTCTGCGGAATCAGACGAACTTGATATAGATGATATTGATAGTGAAGATGAGGAAGAAGAATCAGCAATGGATGATGAAGGTGACGATGATGTCTTAGATATGACCGATGCTTCTGACGACGAAGTTCTTAAGGTATTCAAATCAATGAAACCTGAGGATGGGATTGTTGTAAAGAAGGACGGTGATAACGTCGAATTAGAAGACGGAGACGACGAATACATTATTAAACTTGATAGCGAAGAAGGTGACATCGATGAAACAAACGAAGGTGACGCTCACGAAATGGGTGAGGGTGACATGGAAGCGGAAGAAGAAGTATCAGAAGAAACTGAAGAAGAAGTAGCTGAAGAAGCTGTGGAAGAAGAAGTATCAGAAGATATGGAAGCGGAAGAAGAGGTTTCAGAAGGTGATGACACTGTATACGAAATTGAGTTAGATGACGTAGACGAAGGTGAAGTCTCTGAAGAGGTTACAGAAGGTGACGCTCACGAAGGTGAGGGTGACGATGATGTGGCTGAAGAAGTTTCCGAAGAAGAGGTATCTGAAGAAGAAGTCTCTGAAGAGGAAGAAACTCATGAAGAGGACGTAGACGAAGCTGCAAGAACAACTTCAAACGTTCACGGTGATAAAGGTGGTCAAAACAGGGCAGGTATTAAAGGTAAGACTAAATACAAGTCAGGTGCGATCAACGAGGAAGTTAAAACTTTAAAGAAACAAAACACTGAATATAAAAAGGCGTTAATTTTATTTAAAGAGAAACTTAATGAAGTCGCTGTGTTTAACGCTAATCTAGCGTACGCTACGAGATTGTTCACAGAACATTCTACTACTCGTCACGAGAAATTAAACATTTTGAAGAGATTTGACTCAGTCACTTCTTTAACAGAATCGAAGAGTACATACAAAACAATTAAAACAGAATTGGATTCTTCGAAGAACATTACAGAAACTGTAGTCGATAAGATCGCTTCAACCCCGACAACATCTTCATCTCAAGAAGTACTTTCAGAAACAAAAGCTTACGAAAGTCCTCAGTTCAAGAGAATGAAAGATTTAATGTCAAAAATAAAATAATAAATAACTTAAATTAAAACTCAATTAAAAATGGGAGCATTATTAGAAAGTGGTATGGTTGGTAACATCGGGTTAAAACACCTGAGAGTTATCAAAGAAGATACCATCAAAAAATGGGATGACCTCGGGTTCTTAGAAGGACTTGAAGGACACCAAAAAGACAATATCGCCCAATTATATGAGAACCAAGCTTCACACTTGATTAACGAAGCTGCAGTATCTGATTCATCTGGATCATTTGAAACTGTAGTATTCCCGATCATTAGAAGAGTATTCTCAAAATTGTTAGCGAATGACATTGTATCTGTACAAGCAATGAACTTACCAATCGGTAAATTGTTCTACTTTGTACCTAAAATTCAGGATAGAAACGTAGCAGGAACTGTTCAAAGTCATAACGAACCATACGGTATGCCAGGGAACGCTGATGCGTCTACTAAAGGTTATGGTGCAAACCAAAGAAACCTTTATGATAGATTCTATGAAGAAGGTGACGGTGCTGAAGAAGGATTATTCGATTACTCTAAAGGAGAATTCGATGTAATCACTCTAACGGCTAATAACTTTGTTACTTTCGCTGAAGGTATTGCAACTGAAGACGCTACTGCATTAGCAGCAGACGGACCAAGTGTAATTATCACAGCTACTGGATTTGCAAAAGCAGGTCAAGGAAAGATCTCAGGTCCTAACGGAAACGAAATGGATTCTGAAGAATTTTTGGCTTCATTAGAAGTAATAAAAGGTGGTAAATCATTACCATTTAACATTGTAACTCAAAAGTACGGTAAAGGTCTTGTTGAGTACGGTGGAAAAGGAACAGGTATTACGGGTCAATTCCCTGACATCTGTGACGAAGACGGTAAAATCTTCATAAACGTGGACTTACAAAGTTATTCAGCAGCTACAGGTTTTGCAGACGCTGGACAAGGTGATGTACCAACTGACTTTACTCTTACATACAGACAGTATTCTTCTCTTGAATTTGAAGATGCTATCGGTGAGGTATCTTTTGATTTAGAATCAGTAACAGTTTCTGTAACTGAAAGAAAATTAAGAGCTAGCTGGTCTCCTGAACTTGCACAAGACGTGTCTGCTTTCCACAACATCGACGCTGAAGCTGAGTTAACTGCATTGTTATCTGAGCAAATCGCGGCTGAGGTTGATAGAGAGATCTTAAGAGACTTAAGAAAAGGAGCGGCTTGGAACTTAAAGTGGGACTACAATGAGTGGAAATACGGTGGAGACGCTGGAAAAACACTACAGGGTTATACTCAAAAGGATTGGAACCAAACGTTAATTACTAAAATTAACCAATTATCGGCTCAAATCCATAAAACTACACTTAGAGGTGGTGCTAACTGGATCGTTGTTTCTTCTGAAGTTTCAGC